AAGGTCCTTGTCAATATCGGCATCAATCTCAACCTTTATGACTACCTTATCTGATACAGCCATCAAACACTCCTACAGAACTAATTCGTATTCTCTACATATTCTATAGAAATTTCATATTATCCGTAGCCACCAACTGTTCCCTTTCTTTGCCTTTCTCGCTCTTTATGATCGTTAGAAAGTGCTTGTGCACAGGCTATTCTCAACAGCCAAGTATCTTCATCACAGTTCATTAATGCTATAGGATCAGTATGAAAAGCTTCCGCAAGCCTAGCCGCCGATATTATTCTAGAATCTTGGGCCAGCTGCTCAACTAGCCCTTCGTAGGGTCTTCAGCATCCACTTCGTCGCCGTAGCCTGCATAATCTAGAATCTTCAAAGCAGTTGACTCAAGATGAGGATCTACAGCATAGAAAGCTCTAATAGCATCAGGTAAAGGCTTTGTTGTATTAGTCATCTCCATAATTGCAGGAGAAGCAAAGTTCAAAGCATAACCAGCATCATCTTCAACAAGTTCATCATTAAAATAGATTCCAGTAACAGTCTGGCCAATCACATAACAAGAAAACTTAATTGAATCCAATTCATCTGTCTTCCTATTTGTAGAATTACGTCGCCAAGACTTCAGTTGCTCATTTGAGATATTAGGCGAGAACCTAACACTAACCCCGTCACGCTCAGGAACAGGCACCTCAATATCTGGTCGAGTTACTTCTCGAGTAATTTCTTCACGTAACTGATCAAGTATTGAGCCTTTAGCTACTTTTTCTTCTTTAGCTTCATCAGCTTTCTTAGCTTTAGGAGCCGCACTAGGTATTTCTATGTCTTCTTTTATATCATCCATGTTTATATCCTACTCAAAATAGTATTTCAATGTCAAGCGGTAAGCTCTGCCCATGTCTTTTTACCAACAATTCCATCAGCAACAAGGCCTTCATCTTTTTGGAACCTCTTAACAGCTCGCTGTGTAGCAGGACCAAAATCACCATCAATACCTGTACGGTTCTTGTGACGAGTTAGCTTATAGCCCTGAGCGACCAAAAGTTTTTGCAAAAGCTCAACAGCTTTACCCTTACTACCTCTACGCAAAACCTGTTTGGTACAAGCAGCAATATATTTACCAACAGCAGTCTCTGGCTTTTCAACAGCCTTAGTAATTTTCTTTTCACCCTTAATCTTAGAAGCCTCAAACCAAACAAACTTACCACCAGAAACATATCCGGGTTGGTGATGCCACCACTCAGAAGGCACAGTCTTTTGAATACCATACTCTTTAGCAATCGCATTAACTTGGGTAGTAGATATGCCTTTACCAGTAATTCTAAAATCGACAGCATAACCGTATGAACCAAATGAAGGTTGAGCCATGTGATAGCTGCCTTGGAAGCCATTCGACTTCTTTCTATCAGGGTTTGCCGCTAGGTTAAATCCCGGTTTACGCTTAACCCATCCATCATACAGGTGCTTTTGCTGTTGATACGTGCGAACCCCTGAAACAACCTTAACTTTTCCTTTGATACGCGGATCAGCAAAAAATGCTTCTAAACGATCTTTGAAACGAGGATGCAACTCTTCTAAGCGCACCCACTTGCTTGTTGTTGGTATAGCCATTGTACTTCCTTAAATAAATAGTTCCTATATATATTTTATAAAAATTCTAAGGTCATGCAAGTGGTACTACACAAGAAAAGCCACTGCAATGCAGTGGCCATCCCTGTAGTAATCTAAGTATTATTTAATTTTATAATGCGCCAGCGCTAGTACTTCCCTCTGAAGCTACAGTACTAATTGAAAAAGTCAATGAGTAGGTAGCAGGAGCACCTGAAGCGGCATCACCGTCAGGCTCAGTTAATCCAACAAGCAACGCTTTTGGATAAACTCTCTCTGTACCAGCTACTTTCAAATCACAATCAGTTGTGTAGACAGCTAGGTCGTAGTATACTTGGCCAACAAGTGGACGAAGTTGTGCTATTTTAGAAGCATCATCACCACTAGCAACATTATTATCGTAAAACCTGCTTACCGTAATATCGCCTATTTCAGCGGGAGCACAGAGTACTTCTGGAAAACTACTGTTTCCATCATACACTTTCTCAACTGAAGCGCTTATTTCGCCACCACTAACAGTAGCAAAATAAGTATCAAAAACTGGAACAGCAGCATGCCCTCCATTTTCAGCCTCAGGACGAGCTATAATCTCCGCTATAATTTGTCTCTGGGTTACTTTTGCCATTTATATTCTCCTTAGATTACTGGGGTCGTAAGATTACTCTTAGAGATAGTTACTTGAATAAGATCTGCAACACCAGACACTCGCACGCCAACCTGTGCTTTAACAAGTCCGCCCGCAAGCTGTGAAGCAGGATTAATTGTACTATCCACGACTACACTGTAGCCCGGATCAATCAATCTATTGTCATCATCATACGCTTCATAAAGGCCACCAGCGACACGAATTGGGTCTAGGAAACCTTTAATTGACGCTCTAATTCTACCAAACAGATTACCACGAGAATCAATAGTGGAGAAAACATACTGTTCCATCCTATCTTGAACACCATAAACCAAATAGTTTATTGTGTCTCTCTGTGTAATGTAACGCCAGTTAGATTCATCATTAGATATGGACCTAGCACCATAAACTCTGATACTATTACCAATTTTACGCAAAGCATTAATCCTTGCATCATCTAACAAATCACCAGCTGTTGGTGAAACTTCTTGAGCTAAATCTGTAACTGTTCTAGCCGCAGAAATAAGTCCAGCCCCTGCTCGCCATGGTCCAGTCGAAACTTGAACTGCTCTTGTTCGAGCAGCAGCCGCATAAGACTCTGGTGAAATTGTTACAGTAGCTGCACCAGTCGAAGACGTGCCAGTAGCCAATTCGCTAGCAGCAGGTGCATCAACTTTAACATGTGGCCAGTAGAAAGCCATGTATGATGCTTTTGCATCAGTATAATACGCTGATGCGTTTGTTTTCGCAGTTGCCGCTGCATCACCTGAAGCAAAACCACAAAGTGCAATTCTATTATACGCTTCAGCATGATCACGCAGACCATTCCAAATAGTAGAACCATTAGCTCCGGGAATACAAACAGCCCCTGACTTAAGATTCTCACCAAACAGCGAAAGTCCTGTCACACGGTTGGCATCGGAAACTGCAGAACCGTCAGATCCACCTGACAAAGCAGTAGCAGCCGCTGTAGCTGGATTTGCTGAAGATGTTGAATCGTCAGAAACAACAATAAGATGACCAACATCTGGAGACGTGTTAAGAACATCAATAGCATCAGCCACTGAAGTTAAGTCTCTAGTTGTAGTCAACAACACTTCATCTAGATAAATTTTTATCTTAAATCCTGACACATCTGCAGCAGCAACCTGAACATCAAGATTAGCTGCCCATGCGCCCGGACTCTTTGCCGTGACAACCATGGTTGCCGAAGCTGACGAGTCATTTAATGTTATGGCCCCTGTAGCACTACCTGAACCCAAAACTCTTTGAACATAGCATCGTGTGCCACCCTCATCAAAATAGGTCTTTACATGTGCATATAAATTACCTGTCTGGTAATTTCCGTAGTAGGTCGTGTAATCACTGAAGCTGCGTAAAAGCGTAGGGGCTGTTATCGAACCTCGTTCGGCTTCTCCAGCCATGAATACTTGACCTGCCACAATGTCTCCAGTACCCACAGGACCCGTGCGTACCGCAGTGGTGACATTTACTCCCGGCATATTTAGCCTCCATTTTCCTTGTTATAACTTAAAATACGTATTTTTGCCCCTGTGGGCAACTAGCAAAAACGATTGCTTTCAAGTATTATATTACCACGCAGTATGCTTTGAAGGCTGGAACTAATGGTTTCTAGATAGTATCTTCTTTTAAACGTTTTATCTTTTGTTCTAACAAAAATTGGTCAGCCTCCGATTGGCTTTTTGCACGCCTTTGCCGCTCTTGTGCAGCGTATTCACCGAAATATAAAGAAACTGGCTTACCTTCTGGACCCATACGGCGTTTATCTAAAATTTCAGGTTTCGGGTTATTAAGGCTTTCTATACTGTATTTTTTAAGTAAAAGTCTTAATTCATCATTAGTCATATCAGAATCAACAACTTTTTGTTGCATTTCTGTATACTGCGGATTAATTATGTCGATCATAGGTAATCCTCGGTTGAAAGCTTCTTCTGGTAATAACTGCGCAGCATCATCCAGAGCTTTCCTTACCTCTCTCTCTGTTTTTTCTTTATCATCATCAAAGAAAACATCGATCATTCTTTTTTTATCTTTTGTTGTCATAGCCATAACACTATTATACCCTCACACATTTAAAAATCTAACGATCCCAACCAGCTGCTTCAGCCTCCGCAAGCCTAGCTGCTCTTTCAGCGGCTATTCGAGCTTCCGCTTCTGGTGTCAACTTACCTAATGCTTCATTAACTTTTTCTTGCAGCTCTGCAGGTAAATCAGGTATATCAGGATTTTGACTTGGATCAAAAATTCTTTCTTCCTTAGCTAAGCCTTCAAGTACTTTAAGAGCTTGAGCTTCTCTAATTATCCTCCATTGTGTTTCCAAAGGCAAATCCGGAAAAGTTGATACAACCTCAGGATTTTCTTGTAAATACTCTGGCATTCCAATTAAAGTTTTCCACTTGCCAGTTTCTAAAGTTTGTTCCATCTTAAGTTTGACATTATCCTTTGTGCTACCAACACTCATATATTCTAATTGAATATCTAAACCTAAAGCTCTAATTTTATTAGCAAAGTCTTCTCTCTCTTTAGCGTACTGAAGCTCTGTCATAGCTGTAGATAAATCAGAAATTAATGTAGGCTGGTCTACTCCTGAAATAAAATATGGATAATTAATAACTGATTCTAAACCAAGTAAGGGACTCACACCATTTTCCTCATAAAACTGATTTGCTACTCCTTCCTCTCCTGATAAGAACTCAGTTGTGCCATAGCCAGCTCCGCCTCGGCCATTAAGGGCTTCAACAGTTAAACCTAAATCAAATTCTCTAATAATTTTATAATATTGATCAGGATTGTTTGCTTTTAATTCTCTAAATTTTTCGGTAGCTTCTTCACTTAAGCCTCCAGATAAAATAAGTCCTTCAATTGTTTCAGTCCTTTTTTCTAATTCAACTTTTTCAGCATCGGTAAAATTAGACAGAACCTTACTATTGCCAAGGCTTGGTACTTTTTTAGCGTTAGTGGTACCTACGTTTGTATTATATTTTCGGGTTTCAAGTTTTTGAATATCACCAATATCAAAGTTGCCAAATGTAAGAGTTTCAAAATATGAAGCATCACCAGAAATAAGTTTAAAAAAGTCTGCTTCAGCTTCACTAAACCCTGCTCTAGTTATGTCTGTCTGTTCCCTGTTAGAACGAAGATTTAGCGTAGGTATTGCTTTAGAAATCCTAGCTTTATTCTCATCTGAAGACCTCATAGCATCTCCAATTACCAGCAGTTCAATCAGCCTATTTAAGCCTCCTCCAGACTGCCCCGTGTCTTGCTCTAACCCAATCTTAAATCCTTTATTTGCTGTATTTGTAAAATAAAAGTTAAAAAGCTCTTCAGGAGTAGCATCTTCAAGTCTGGTTGACAAGCCACCCATATTTGCTGCATCCCCAATAACTAATTTAGTTCTATCTCTCACTTCTGGTTTCAAAACAACAGACTCGCTTCCATACATATCAGCAAATCTACTAATATATTTACTTCTTTTTTCAGCTTCTGATGCTCCTTCCTCGAACTTATCGTCAGAATAAAGCTCATGAATATCTTTTGGAAACAAATAACCTGAAGATGGAGACGCTTGTATCCTTGACGTAAACCCCGAATCAGCTTGACCAACCTCTTTATAACTTCCTACCCTTGGAAGTCCATGCTGAGCCTCTAAATCCGAACGTATACCAGATTCAGAATGGCTGCTTCTCAACTGACCAAATCTACCTACATCGTCTAACTGCTGAAAATGAGTATTTTTATAAAAGCCATCAGCAATCATCTGATCTAAATCTGCTATTTGTACACGTATCTCTGCATCGTCATTGTTTACGATTCCATCTATAGCAAACGTAGCCTCTTCAAATAACTCCTCAGGAGTCATATTAATTAACTTATCCAAGTAGGTATCGTATATTTCTAAAGCAGCAACAAATCTAGGATTATTTAAATCTTCATCACTTACGTTAATTTTATTTGTACCAGATCTATCCTCCGGCATAAAAACATATGCAGAGTCTACAATCCATTGCGCCCTAATATAATCTTTAAGAGTATTCTTCTCAGGATCATTACGATCATACAGACCAAGCCTCTTCATAAGGTCCAACTTATTAACCTCTTCACCGCCCCAAAACATAACGGCTTCTAGAAAATCACCCCCCTCTACTTTTCCTTCATCAGTAAAAGTTTGAAAAACGATATCAGGCAAAGGTGAGTTAAATTCTTCTTGTCGTGTTTTTAAACGTTCAACAGCAGGTTTAGGTTTAACCACCTTAAATAAACCTGAAGAAACAAACTCACCATAGCCTAAGTCTTTCAAAACTTGATCTTTGCCGTCTTGATTTAACTCATCCCAGTTATCGGGAAGAATCGAATACAACTCATCAGGGTCCCAAAACCCGCCAAGCTCTCTAATTATTTGTTTAACCTCATCGTTTTTTTCCTCAATAGTATCTGCAACAATAAACTGACCTTGTGCAGTATTCGTAAGAGTCTCCTTTAACACTTCAGATTTAACCGGACCCGTACTACCTTTAGGAATCTCAGCATTAGGATCAATACCTAAACGCTCTCGAATCTCCGCATCACGCTCTTCTACCTCAGCCTGCGTCAAGGCTTTAGGTCCTAATCCACGATACGCTCCACCTTCTATAGCTAAAGCATCATCAACAACATTTATCCAACTATCAATATCAGCAACATGGTTAGTTGATTTACCGTTGTTAGCGTTCTCGGCATCTAACTCCTGCAACGCTACTCGTAGCTCGCCTAACCGTTCATCTCTAGTCACACCAGCCGTATACGCACGATTAAGCGCAGCAAGTATTCCTTCATCTTCTAAAAACTTCTTAGAAAGCTTAGTTGCATTAGCTTCATTAATTGTTTCATTACCACGATCATCTACTGAAGTAACATCTGGATTTCGGTCAAACCTCTCAGAAACAACTTCTAACCATCTAAAGCGTTCAGGGCGTCGATTAATGTTAAGAACTCTTTCTACAGGATTATCCCCACTAGTAGTAATCTTAACTTTCATGTCATCAATTTCTTCAACACGCCCTGCAATAGTTACAAACGGATCTTGGGCTTCTAACTTTCTTTTCTCAATAACTTCTTTTGAATTAGCCTCTGCAAGCCTATCCGCTGATTTTAACAACACATCTGCTAAACCAGCCCAATCAAAGTTATCTCCACGAAGCTCCTCAGGCCAATCATTCGACGTAGTGTTAAGGCCTACTTTAAGTGTATCAGCACTAAAAGTATCTCGCAAATAATTAGCAAGCGCTACTTTATCATCATCTGAAATATCATCTTGAGATAAAAGATTAATTACTTGTGTACGAAACAAATTTATATCGTCGCCTACATCTGAAGTAAAAATAACACTATTAAAACCTCTCTCATTTATAAGAGGTATCGGAGAATTTGGATACTTCTCAATAAACTCTTGCACACTTTTATTAACTTCATCGTTTATCTGAGCATCAGAAGGAAACTGGGCCATTTCAACAATAGACCCATCAGAACTACGCCGCCTCTTAGGCTTAAACTTTTGTCGAACAGAAGACCCATAACTTTGACGCAGAGAAAAAGAGAGACTTCTTTGATTGCGTCCAACTATAGATCCAGATGGTAATGCTGGTGTAGGAGCATCAGCAAGATCTGTTGATAGCATATTAGCTATCGTCGGAGAAACTAACTCATCAAACTGAACAAAATCAGATGTAGAACTATAAATATTTGTCATATAAGGGGACTGTGACGCAATCATTCGTAAAAGATAAGCAACTTCCGTAGGATTATCGCTAAACTTTGCTATTGCTTCAATTTTTTCATCTAAATTTCTTGTTATCTCTTCAGGATCTGTATAAATAGCTTGACTAAACGCTATCGTTTTAGCAAACCTGTCTATAGCCTCTGGAGTAACACCATTTCTTTTTAAAGAAGATAGTAACACAAATTGTACTCCAGTCCTTGCCCATATTTCTTCAGGCTTAATCAAATAATCAGCTGACATTACAAATCCGGCTGTTCCCGAATTATCTAAACTTTCATTCGCAACAAAAGATGTAAACGCACTAAAGATAGTATTCTTTGCTTGCGGAGGAAGTCCTTGTCTGCTAAATCCAAAAGGAGGTACAGTTTGGTCTGAAATAGTGCCATCAGGATTTTCAACAGAAAATCTTGTAGAAGCATTGAAAAAAGGAGCAGGAACTCGAACTCTATTACCAGCATAGTTTGTTCTGTACACTGCGTTTCCTGAAGGATCTGTCATAATTTGTTCTACCAAAACTAAATCTACTGCTGTACTCTGTCCAATAATGCTACGTAAATTAGGATCACTATTTGCCATCACATCTAAAACAAATTCTGTTCTTTCAAAAAGCTGATCAAAGCTCCCATCCCAATCCTGCATATGTTTAAGATTAACTCCTGTTTCTACTACTGTTTGCTTAAGTGCCTCAATAGACTCGGGACTTCCTGAAAAAAATTCATTATACGGATCATCTCGAGTACTATTTCTAAGCTTAACAGCAAAAACTTGTAAGATACCTGTAACTTCATAAAAAGCTCTAAACATTTCAGTCTCTTCAGGAGTTAAGGGTCTTCCTAAATTCTTTTTATAATCCTCTATCTCGCCATTAGGATCTGATAAAGTTAGCATCGATTCAGCTAGTGCATTTACTGCAGTTTTGGCTATTTGATTCCTTATAATCAAGTCAGGATCATCTGGTAAAAGATTAGACACTTCTGAAGAATAAAGATCAGTAGCTAGCACCGATTGCATTACACGCAAACCCTGAACATTCTGAGGAGACTCCGACTGAATATATTTTTCACCGTCAGGCAATGCAAGCATAGCTACGTACCCAAATTTATCAGAATAGGCTTGTTGTAGCTTCTCAAAATAGTTATCATATTCACGTTGAGACATATTAAAGTCGGACGCAGAAAAAACTCTCTTAGCTTCATTTAAATACACCATGAGGCTTTGATAGTTTTTAACAAACGTCTTATATTCAGGCCTCAAATAACCTTCAGTAGGAAGCTCTTTAGGAATTAAAGGCCCACCAAGATCTTTCTCAAACAAAGCATCTTTTAACGTAGTCTGTAACGAAACTGAAGTTGCAACACTAGTCAGTCCTTCAACAGGGTTTTCCAAAACTGCATACGTCAGGTTGGGACTCCGTATTTGCTTTGAGGCAAGATACGCATCTGCCTCTTCTTTAGTCGCAAACGTTGCCTCAATTGTGCTAGCATTGTTATTTGCTTTATTAATTTTGTAAACTGCATACGATCCACCAATAAACTCTTCGTTATGCATTAACTCATGGATAATTGTAATAGCCCCGTTCGCAGACAACACCCTATTCGCGGGATTAACGCTCTCCGGAGTATCACCAGATGGTAGTAATGCTAGCGCTCCTTCAGGACTTAAATCTGGATCAGCCGACTCTTCAACAACTATTGTAGATTTAGAAATATTTAAATTTATATATCCCGCTTTATTATTTTCTATCTGTGTGACAGTGTATCCTCCTGAACCTTCTAAGGCATCGTCTTGGGGTTGGGCAAGCTCATTCTTAAAGTCTATATGAATTTTCTTGCGTGCATTAGGAAACTCCTTACTACGCTCTGACTGATCTAAAGGATTACCTCTGTTTCCTCCTATAGCCTTCCCCACTAAATCAATAACAGTACTAGCTTGTTCTTGAAGACCCTCTTGTTCTTCTGGGGTAAGATTATCAGCCATAAAATCAGGAGACTCAACATCTACTTTCTCAGTATATTCTTGACCTGCTCTAATTAAAGCTTCATCAACATTAGCTTGACTTGGGGTTTTGCCAAACAAAGGCACCTGTTCCACATCGCCTTCCCCTCTGTCACTCGGCGATACATTCTTTTTAACATCAGCCAACAAAGCCTTAACAGTTTCAAGATCTGCCTTATCTTTAACATACTGCTCACGCTTCGCTTCCCACTCCTCAATAGACCTCTGCTCAGCAACATTCTGCTCAGGAACATTCAACAAACGCCTAGTACCAGAACCATCAGGATCATTAACTTTCAAAAAATCAACTAAAGCCCAAAGCACATCACCCGTCATCTCAGCATCTTGATCTGCCTGATGATGATCAAAATCTTTCTTAATCCCCAAAAACTGCCGCAACTTATTTAGCGAAGAACTCTGCCCATCAGGGGCGACACCAGCTCGCTGCATATTCTTAAACAACAACTGCGTATCAACATACGGTGAATTAACACTATCTAAAGTAAACCCTCCAACAGGTGCAGTCCTATTAACCTCATTCCTTAAACGAAGCATATCAAATTCAACATTCTGCCCCAAGAACAAAACAGGAGGCCCTCCACCAGTATTCTCTCTAAACCACCCAAAAAATTCTTCTAAAACTTCTTTCGTGGACTGTTGCGAATCTAAAAATTCTTGCGTTAATGGATCACCATCATTAGTCTTAACATTATTTCGTACCCAATCACCAACAGAATCCCAAGGAGCGGCAATCCATTTATTAAACCTTGCCACCACTTCACCATCTCTATAAATAACCGCACCCAACTGAATTATGCGATCATCATTCTCCTCTTCCGGAGTAATCTTACCTAAAGTTTCTACATCGAAAGATACGATAGTTTTACCCTTAAGGTACGTTTCCAACTCATCAGGAGTATTAATAGCTTCCAACTCATTACGAACAGGCCTACCCAAAAAGTATCTTTCAGGATTCCTAGGATCACGAATCCTATCCAATAAATTGCCTTCATCGTCAAAAAGGTCCGGATATTCTCTGCGAAGGTCAGCTAGTTCCCGTGGAGATATTGGAAGCCTCGGCTCTGGTGCTCTACTAGGACGCACTTTCTCAGGCTGAACAGGCTTCCCTTGAAGCGTACCAATCTTGCTACCAAGCGTACCAAATGTCTCACCAATACTTATCTGTTCTTTTTTAAACGAAGGCTCATAATCAACGGGCTCATTTTTCTCATTTACTAAACGCAACCCTAAAAGCTGAGAAGCATCAGTGCCATCAAGCCCACCAAGAAAAGCCTCTCCTGCCTCAGTAATAAACCTAGTTCCAGCAGGGCGCTCCCATATAGTCTGCTCCTGAACAATACCGTCATTATCGGCATCAACAGGATTGGGCTTATAAGGCTCAGGCCTGAGTTTCCAACGACCCATTACCATTTTAGAATCCTAAGAGCTAGCAGGCGTAACACCAATGCTTGCTGAAGACGCATCGCCTGTACCCGCAGCATTAATAGATGAAACTCTAAAGTAAATTTTAACTCCATTAGTAAGTCCAGTTGCCGTATAACTTCTATCCGTAGATCCTGTGTTTGCGACAACTGTTGACCAAGTTTCTTTTTCATCAACACTGCTTTCTATCTTATACCCAGTAACATCATACAATCCACCATCCCAAGTAGACGCAGTCCACCCTAGTGTAACTTGTGTATCACCCGCAACTGCTATAACATTAGTTGGAGCGTTCGGCAAAAAGGCCATTTTAGATATTGTATTAGAATGTGTTTGCATAATGCCAGCAGTATCATGGTCTATGATCTCTTCCAGCGACAGGTCATACGCTATATAGGCTCCTGCTAAAAGTCTTTCACCTTTTATTAAAGTCAGATCAGAAAATTCTTCATTTATTGTACTTTCATTTATTTTGGGATAACACGGAACTCCTGCTATTGCGCTGGCCCCCTGATCGTACTTTGATAAAGAAGCACCATCCATCAAAGCTTCTCGTGTAACAGTAGTTAAATTATCTCTCATCTCAGTAACTTCTTGAGCACCTGTTGCTCTCGCCCAAATATAAGTACGCATACTGTACGTTACCCTAAAGTTCGGATCAAAGTCACTCTCATATGACTCTCGTCTAACTGAAGTAGTCCCCTGAACAAGTGTAATAACAGTAGGCCAAGCACTCAACGTAAAAGGCTCATAAGCCAAATACGACACAGGAGTCGGTAATTGACTGTCACTAAGATTCCAATAGTTTTTGTAAGTTAGCAATCTACTAGGCATATCTAATGCAAGGAAGTTAGTAACGTATTGCTTCGCAATTCTTGGTCCTGACATCATGGCAGTAGCCCCCTTCTAAGAGTTGTGTAGGCATCGCCAACTTTAAATTCGTCTTTCTCACCGTAAAGAATATGCTCTAAAACAGCTAGTTTCATTTTATACTTAAAGAACTGTGGAACATACACTACTTTACGGGCAGGCATATCTCTTGTTCCTGTCTGATGAAATTTTGCATACGGAAGATCAGTACCGAACTCGGCAGATGTAGTTCCCTCAGCAGTCGTGATAATGTTCCTTATCGAGCCTCTAGCATTATCAAAAATTAAACTAGCTCTCAAATCACTTCCATCCGCACGCCTACCAACAAGTATACCTTCATTCCCATATCTTTGAAGCTTCCATGTAGCATACTCAGGATCAAGAGGACGCCATGGAGAATCGCTGGCTCTTCCTTCAGTTGCGAAATTTTTTAAGTGCGCTTTCTGTAACTGCTGAAATGCCCAACGCAAAACAGGCGTAAAGTTCTTAGCCCGCATCCGAAAACCAATAAAGCGTTTACGGACTTCTGTTGTATCGACTGAAACATTAGTCTTAACTTTTCTTTTAGCCATTTTACGACACTCTTACTCGTCGATATCTTTTTATGCTAAACAGCTCTCTATCGTTAAAACCAGTCTCCAAAGGAGCAACATTTCTAGTAGTTAAATCTTTCAATCCAACAACATCATCATGCATATTCTGCATTTCTCTCGTAGCTGCACGAAGCATCAAAGTCTTAAACAACTTTATGTTCGCCCCATCCAAACCCGCAGTATACGTAACAGTTATGCGATCATTAGCGTAAGCGTTAAATAAATCTAAACCATACTTTCTAGTAATATAATCCCTTTCAGCCACCTGTGCAGTAGCAGTAGCTGACGCACTAGCAGGAGTTATAGTCACAGAATCAACCGACACAACAGGGCTATTATCCAAATACAACGTATACATTGGAGTATAAATAATGCCCGGAGATGTTAAAGACGTTTCAGGATGCGTGGTATAGTTGTAGTAATACTGTTGATTAACAACTCCTCTTCCCACATCAGGCACCCTGTAAGTTTCCGTAAACGCAGTTTGTTCTACAGGTCTTCTCAGATAGGCTTCTAACTCGGCTTGCAAGCCGTCTATTATGAATTGTGCGGCATCTTCCTGAGTGTTAGTTAGGGAGATATCCATGTATGTTTTGATATCTGCGACTGTTATTAAAGCCATTTTATCCCTTTATTTTTTTGGTCGCTTTGCTTTTATGTTTTCTATTACTGCTTTGCGCTCTTCTTTAGGTAGGGCAACTAACTCATTTCTAAGATCTTCTGCACGCTTCTTTTGTTTATAACCAATCTCATTAAGTCCCCTAGTTATTTGTCCTTTTTCCGAAGGAGATAAATCGGAAAACGTTCGTGCAGCGCCTTCCGCTGCATCGTCAGCTTCTTCTGCAGCCCTTAATGCTTCTTGCGCTGAAGCAAGATTACGTTGCTGAGCAGCTGTTGGCCGTCTACCAGCGTCAATACGATCCTGAATTGCGTCTTCAATGTCACCTAGCCTGTCTTCAAGCTCACTTAGAGGACCACGTCGTCGTCTTGGTCTTTCTATATCGTTGCCGTCACCTGTTTGTGGCATAATGAAACTCCTTTAACCCCGATGGCATAAGAAAACTATTACAACTCAATTTTAACAGTAGCATTTTTCTCGCCTTTACTATTAACCTAACTATATGATACCTAAAGAAGCACGGCAACGAATACTACTAGTCGTGTCAAGGTAATAAAGGATAGAAAAAACTATTATCCAAAAGCATCAAACCAATAACAGCATAACCCACAATATCCATGTAAGTATCATCAATCGCCTCATTCTTAGCTTAAATACCATTATTAAGCAAGTTCTCCAAACGAGCAACCTTATCATGAAGGCGCAATATGATCCCTTTGTGCATAAACCTAGCAATGTTCTCAGGACCATAATCATTTTGCTTCTCACAAAGAGTCCTTGCCACAAACTCCTTATCCATCTCATGAGACTTTACGCTAAGAGCACCAAGACGCAACCAGTAATTAGGCGAATCCAATTCATCATTCCCCATGAAAAACTTATCAATCATTTCATCTATCGTGGAACGTATCGACACAGTTGGAGAATGATTTGGAAGATCATCGCTATACTCCCACACCTTATTAACATACATTTCGGCATAGTCATTCCAAGTTTTGTTAAGCTCCATTACGCTCATCGCTCCCCCTTAAGGCCTTTAGTCGCTCCACTCTTTACAAGAACAAATCCCCATGCAATCAAAGATAGCCAAAAAGCATCAGAGTATCCGATTGCAGGACTAAGCCAATCTATGCTAGGCCAAGCATTTATAATAATACGGTTAGCAACCATAAGTAGTACACCACTTAACCCGCTTAACAAGCTAAGAGATACCAAACCTGAAAAAAGGATCATAAGTTTATCACCTGCATGTCCTTTAGGGGGTGAGTCTTCTGTCGTTAACTTCGACAAAACTCTATCCCAATCTGCTGAACTTTGCTTACTCATACTGTCTCCTTAACTATTTGATGTATTCTTTGACGAGAAAGACCAAACTCTTTTGCAATACCTGAAAGAGAACTACCATTGTTATATTTAGATAGTATCTCTGCATTTCTTCTTACCACAAAATCTCTTGATTTAGGTCCGGGCCTAATAGGTCCCCAAGACCATGTTGGGACTTCTTCTAAAAGATTAATTCTATGATCGCTCAAACAACCTTGTTTGTATCGGGTCCGCATGTAACTTACCCAGTTACCCAAGTTTAACTCTTCACCAGAAGACAAAAACTCAATGTGCCCACTAGGCACTAAAGCATCTCCGTATCTTTCATAGTATGTCACTAGAGCGTCATAATGTTTCTGCCAACGCTTATTATGATTCATGTATGTATACTATTTAATATAACGGCTCTTGTCAAATGGACATTATGAAATTAAACAAACCTTATAACGTTAGCTAAACTCTCCAAACTAGCTACAGTAGCCTGCTCACCCAGCTTCTCAGACCAAACAACAATATCCTCACCAGCCTCCATCTCTAAAGCCTCCCAACACATAATAAACTTCTTAACATTCAGTGGAGGTATTTCTTCAAGAAGACTCTCAAAATCATCAGCAGAAGGAAGCTTACGCATACCACAAGACATGGCAATGCCATACGAAATCGATATCCGCCCGTCCTCATCTTGAGGAACTGTATCAGACAAACCAAACTCGGTTATAAGATTCGCTAGATTCTCTATCTCAATATAGATCTTTTCTTGTTTAAAGTTGTGTAAAGTAAGCACACCTTTATTCTAAAGCAAAGTGGGGCTCGCAGCAACTGGCGAACCCCACTGTAGATATGACTGCTTTAGATCACCGGAACTTTTGATCTTTAAGCGAATCTCCTCCTTTTTGGGGCCGTCGTCTTTCCGGTACAATTATAATCTAGTTCGATAACTTGCAACCAAGTGAAACTTTAAACCTTATAATAAAAAGTTCATCTAACTGGACAAGCCCCTGTAGCACACTCAATATCAAAGTCATCGTCAGAAATAATTGTCGAACCAGTAAGACGCTCACCTAAAGGAGTAGTAGTCTTTAACACTGTCTCATAATCTTCCTTAGTCAACTCTCCCATCGGAGCTTGATCAAAGCCATGCTCGCTATGAAGCAAAAACGATACTGACTTCATCTCACTCCAATGCTCAGCCAGATAAGCTTTTATCTCATCAAGCTCCTCTAACCTATAGTACACCGTCACTGAAATCGCATTATCAGCCCATGTCCTCTGAAGAGTCCTAACCAAATCCATTTGGTCAATAGCACTCATGTCACTTGCCAAAATAGTTCCTTCTGGAAACGCACAAGGAAACTCTATAACAACTGTTCGATGATCTTCGGTTCCATCAAAATTTCTCAAAGGCTCAACATAATAACCTTTACTCTTGCAATAGTTAACCAAAACATCTGACGCAGACATTCTCATTCTTTTAACAAAATACTGACTAAATCCGGGATGGATTCCGGGAGTAACTCCGGGAAGTAAGCTCAAAGTACCTGAAGGCTTAATCGTAGTTAACCTAACAGATTCTGGCCATCCTCTATAGTCAGACCATTCTGCATCAAACTTTCTAAGTTCTACATATGCCTCATCAAGCCAACCAATCTTATCCATAGCCTGCGCAACTCCAGTTATACCAAGCCCTAAACGCATATTCTGGGAAGTAATTTTATCTGAAGCAGAGTCAAGATATGACAAAGCAGAAGTTGCTTTCTGAACTTTATATAACAACCTAGCTACATCGATAAGCTCTTCCTTTGAGTCAATCATCGGTAAGTAAATTTCTGACAGATTACAGGACTCCCTATTTGCCAAAGGAATCTCTGCGCAAGGATTAACACCAACTATTGATGAATCTTGACGCTCTTCACCCATCCTGCCATACTTTTTTGATGCCTCTAAGTTAAAGAATCCATAAGGCTCACCATTTCCTTTATAACCTTCCCAAATAATCTCAGGCATGTCTTTCATCTGCTCAGAAGAAACAAACACTGTGTTGTTCGACATGGCACGCTCAATAGGGATATTTCCTAAATCCCATCGCTTTGCCATAAGATAAGCCTCATCTTCAATGTCCCCTACCGCAATCTCAGCACTACGCCTAACATTTCCAGCAACTACAATTGATCCTATAATATTCATGCAGTCTAAAACCTCAACAGAAGTCATAGTCCTTCCAACAGCACCGTCTAAAACTTTACAAATCTTTTCAATTCCAGAAATCAAAATATCAGGCCCAGAAGCAGTACCGCCAAATGTTTTTATAGGAACACCTGCAGGTCGAACAAGATGGGTTGCGTAACTCATATTTTTAGAATGATCATCATCTCCTAAATAGCATTCGAAAACTTTTCGTATAACCTCTCCCCAACCTTCTCTTTTGTCGGGAACAATATAGTCAGCGTCGTTTTCGTCACAATGCTCAACCCAAGCACTACGAACAACGCCTAGCCTTTCTGGCTTGTCGCAAGAAAACCCTACGCCACCACCAAGCATGAGTCGCTCAACTGACCAAGAAAAATCAGAAGGCTTGCTTATATCAACAAACCAACAATTTACCAAACTATCTCCACCAAGTCTCTTATTGTTATCAGTACCTAACTGCCAAAGCATTCTTCCAGCAACACACCCCTTAAGATTAAAAAGGTAATCAAACAAACGAAGCATCTCATCCTCAGTTAACTGAGCTCCAATGTTCTGGGCTCCGTTAACAACTCGTTGCACAGTCTCATGCCACTCTTCAGTTCTCTCAATCTGATCAGTGCCCTCAATAAAAATAGGTCTAGCATATGTTCGCTTATAGGTGACATACCCTAATCCATTAAAACCCCAAGGGGGCATTTTATCTGCGTAAGATTGCGCATGGGAATCGGATATTAAAACTTTGGGGCTTTGCATTTTCTCTCCTGCTGTCTAAGTGTAAACACACTCTAAAATAGGTGGTTTCAAATTTTGAGGTATTAGTATTCTAAAGCTAACACTGCACGCAATAACTGTCAAGTTCTCGTGAGATCACTAATTATTTTGACAACTCTGCAATTGTTCGAGCCATATCTAAACGACCCGAAAAAAGTAAAAACAATCCTGCTGATTCACGATTGATACTTACAAAAGCTTTTCCATTTTTACTAATAGTTGTTGACATCAATCCAATCTCGCACATCTTGCGAATAAAATCAATATACTCTAATTCTGTTTTAAACAACAACTCTTTAGCAGTTGTATACAGCATCAGATTACTTATAGTATCAACCAATGTTTCTTTTGTCAACATGATTTCTAATATTGCTACCGCAGCAAACTCCCAATGACCAAACAATGCCAACGTGGGACGAATAAGGGGATCGGCTAATATAGACTTTTTATTAGAAGATAAACACACTGCTGCATCCAAAGCAAAGTCTGCTTCATCATGTATAGCCAAAAATAGCACTGAGTTGTCTTGCAAAGTGAGCTTTTGAATAGACTGCCCTGTCTTGTAGCAGTCAATCAAGCAGAACTCACTGGCAGTAGCAAGAAGCATATCAGTTTGATCGAACGTGTACGTCTGACTGCTAGCATTAGCAACCGAGTGAAAGAGTAAAGACAAATCTACTGGAGAGTTTTTTATCTTACCACGCTCAGACACAATATACTTAATTGATGTTAGTATGCCTTGTATATATTTTTCATCGATAGAACACAGAACTCTTACATCATCAGCCGACCAAACGTTTAAGTCGTTATCATCAAAAAAGTCCATGATGCTTATTATACAACAAGAAGCCCCCGACCACTAGGGCCGGGGGCTTAAGTTTTTATTCGTTATGTCTCTAAGACTTAACTCTATCCTATTCCGTTATGGTTTAGGATGGAGCCGCATCGAAGGTGACTTTTACGAATGACTCTGGTCGCTTAACAGCGAGAGCTATTCTTTCTTCAGCAAGGATCACAATTGCGTTCCTTACGAAGAAGTCTGAATGCTGCTCCGAAATTCGGATTGTTGCAGCCTCTCGGTCATACAGTTGAGCACCTGTACCAAAGGCACCAATCAAAGCAGTACCAGAAGCGATGGCAGGAGTATCAATGACTGGAATTCTCCAGACTCTGGACTCTGCGCCACCTGCTACTGACATAGCAAGAAGGTAGGTACCTTGAGTGTTCTTGGTAAGTTCAATGTCTTCCCAGTCATTTGGGTTAACAATGATACCAGTTGGCTCATAGTATGCAAGGTATGATAGCGTTGCTGCACGACGGATTGCATCAGCTTTGGTATCAGCAACCGGAGTTGTTGAACCAGCAGACCATGAATAGGTTTGGATGCCTGTCGTGTTTAGAATACCTGTAAGGTCTTCACCAGTACCAGCACCTGAAAGGATTTGGTTATCTTCTGTTAGTCGCAGACCATAAAGAAGTTCGTTGTCAACGATGGACCGAAGTTGCGGTTCATCAGCAAGAACGTTACGGTGTGCAGCTTCCCAGTGAGCAATCGTCCGAACTGGAGCCTGCTCGCCTTTGAAAGTCATTGTTGACTGTGGCTTGGCACCAAATGCGCTGGACGAATACTCAGGAACAACAGAAGCGTTGTTCGTGAAACCTGTTTGACGGAAGTATTCAATGATTGCAGCGTTTGTGCTACGTGCTGGGAAAAGATCCCGCACACGGCTTCGACGCTGAGCGATAGGAACAATCCCATCACGCTCAACCGCACCAAATTGGCCCGGAGTTCCAGTAGGAAGACCTGAGTAGATATCTTTCTGCTCTAGGCTCTTTGTTTGGAACGGAGCAACCATGTTAGCACCATTTTTGCCTCCCTGAAGGGATTTAAATTCTGGTGAATTTAGGAAAGCCTCACCTACTGAACCGAAGTGTGACTTAACTTCCGCTTCAACACCAGCTGCAACTTCAGCTGCAACTGATTTGTATTCAGCTTCGCTTGACCATGATTCAACATCTCGAAGAGTTTCGATATCTTGAATATAGCTTTTAATTTCGCGAATATCTGACATATTCTTTTGGAAGGCGTCTTTTTGACCATCTTCCACTACAAGGGTTTCCCCCTCCATTTTAATCGAATCAGCGATCTCTTGCTGCTCTGCCATTTTGGCTTGTAGAGCACCTTTGAGTTCGTCGAGCCGACTCTCATCAAAGCTCATGTGTAATCTCCTTAAAAATAGTTAACATGTTCTATAATGACAGGCGGCCCACTTTGACATGAGTTACACCAGTCAATTATTATGCTACCAGCACATTAAAGGTATCTACAGAAACTTTTACAATAATATCTTTCATGTATATACTTTTTACTTCCGAGTGCTTCTCCTGTGCTTCTTGGGAAGTAAGTCATTATCAGTTGTGTATTTCGAATTCTTAGGTTTGCCAGAAGAAACTAAATGAAGGAAAGCATTAACACGGCCCATAGCCCACTGCTGTCTGCCCATTTTTGGTCGGTGAGTTGCTGAAAAAGCGCCTGCCCCTCTACGCCAAACTGAACGCAGCATTCCTTGAGTAACTCTCAACTCCGGCTTGCCTCGTTTCTTCATCTTCTCATTATGCTCTTTAACCTTAGCTGCTAACGATTTATCTATCTGAGCAGATAACTTAATCTTACCTCTCGTATTCGATGCACTGCCGGGTTTATTAGCTCGTGACCCTCTTATTCTCTCAGAAGGTTTTGCAGGGGTTTTGGGATCATTAGGACCATACTTTTTAGCTTTAACCGATATGTCCTCTGTAAACTCACTTTTGGTTCGCTTCTTCCAATTGTCAGGAATCTCTTCTAGTCGTCCAAGCTGTCTCGCCCTTTTCATAATATGTCTTTTGGCTGCTGCACGATTCTTACCTAAACCAAAAGCCTGTATCGCATTCCTTAAATCACCAACATCTCGTATAGGAAAAGATCCATCAGGTAAGGCCCAACCTCGTTTAGCATATTCGGTACGGCGCTTTCTTGTATAGAATCGCTTTTCTTCAAAATCAGAAAAATCTTTTTTCTCTGAACCCTCAACTCTCCTAACAATATTTTTAGCCCATGTATAACCTTCGTCCCCTGCCCAAAGAGCGTGCGCAATCCTGCCGTTCGATGGATATCCTTTTTCTCCCGGCCTGAAACCTTCAGCTTTTGCATCGACTTGGTGCCTGTCAAAAAAGGCTTTCATTCTTTTAACTGTTTTATAGGGCAAGTTTTTTCCGTTAGATATATCTCTGGCTCGAGCTATACCTACACCTGTTCCTCCCCTACCAAATTCGCTTCTCCAAGCAAGCCCTCTTTTTGCTTCCCTAATCATGCCTGCAGTTGGTTTAAACGAATCTGATTTAGTGACAGACTTCCCAGATACAAGCCCTCCGCCGGGTAAAGTTTCAATTCCTCTAGGACCTCTTTCACGTAAGCTATCCCAAACTCTTCGATTATTCACAATACGGCGTGTAGGCCGTTGCATTCTTAAAACTGTCGAGCCTCCAACAGCGGAGTGAGCTTTAGCGGCATTGTATATTTCTGGAGTGGCACAAGGTAGCCACACACCTTGCCTAACCATGTGTGCGCCGGAGCAACCTAATCTAACGCCAGCTTTTTCAGCTAGCTCTCTAGTTGCAAAAGTTTTTTTAGTACCACCACTCGCTTTAAGTTCCATTATATCACTTATAGCTTTTCTATTTTTTTGCTTTTTCTTCCACTCTCTAAAAGCAGGATTACCTAATTCAATAAGCTTCATTAAATCTTTCTCAGACTCACACGGACCCCAAAAGTCACCCTTCTTGTGAGCACCAGAACAACCTAATAGTTTGGAAACGTTTTCTGCAGATTCTTTTGTCGGTAAAGTTTGATCTGCTATAGGGTCTTTTTCTTTAGCCATCGCTCTCTTCTAACTCTCTTCTCAAATTTTCAAAATCTTCTAAGTCCGCAGAAATATCTGTGTACACTGTATTTATTCTATCTTGAACATCCTCAGTAGATGTCATGGTATTTGATAATCTTTCCGAAGCGTTTTCATACACGCCTCTAGGAATTTGGATTAAAACATCTTCAATTAACTGTCTATCCCGTGTTAAAGATGCTTCATACAATAAACCAAAAACATTATAGGCAACTTCAGGAGAGTAAACAGCATCATCTTCCTCATCATAAATGTTAAGGTCTACACCATCAACACGTAACCTTCCAAGCATTATTATTCTATCTAATTCACGAAATGTTAGCAAGTCAGGAAAGCGAACAGGAAACATGGCTATAAATGTATTCACCTCTTCAATGGGAATTCTCTTAATCTCTTCCATTCTCCCATCAGATACTTCGTTGTATTCATCTATTTCCCGTATACCTCTTTCAAAGGAGTTCTTATTTATTTTTTTCGTAGTTGGAAAGAACCTTTTTAAAAATGCTAAGTCAGGTTGAAATGATATAGCATTTTGTTCGTAACGCACAATTGCATCTTTAAAAGTGTCTGCTTGTTTGCGCCAAGGTCCTTTTGAAAAAATGGCTACTTTACCTGAGTTATTTATAGAGGCTAGCATTCCTTCACCTAATTTAAAATACTTCATTCTTTGCCTCCAACTTGGTAGCCAGTTTGATCTTTGAACAATTCAAATTCAGCTAAGTCATCAGCAAAACCACCAGACTCCCTTAAAGTTACCGAGTCCATATTAGGTATGTCTAACTTTATGTCTTCAATAATGTCACCATCAAATGTTATTGGATTGTTTTCATTATCTAACTCTACAGCAGCAAGAGTACTACTATTATCTAAAATTTGATTTAAATACTTAGGGTACTCATCAAAGACTTCTCTGTATCTTTCAATCCGTTGATTCAATAGGCTTGCATCGCCAGCGCTAAAGCCTTGTTCAGAAATAACAGTTCCATCATCGTTAAAATTAAGAAATGCTCTTACACGCTGTGGAGATACATCAAACTGATTTATTATTGCAAATCTATTCATCGTTGACCACCTCGTCGAATGGCGCTTGAATTGTTTCGTAAGCTTCTTCTAACAATTTAATTATATCTTCTCTACTGGCTTGTTGCAACCATCGGCGTCGTTCTTGAAACGCTCTTCGGACGTCAATAACTGCATCACCTAAGTCACCGAACTCTCCCATCTGACGATCTATAGTACCGAAATTTCTTTCTATATCAAGTATAGATTCATCATCAATAGTATTACCTAACTGTGCGACTTGTGAAAGAATGTCATCAACTACAGAGTTTAACTTTGATTTATCAATCTTTATTTCAGACGTGTCTTTTCCTCTTACAGAATCTTTACCAAGAACTTTAGCTAATCCCATCCTCCTTAAGTTAGGAGTAGTATCAAAGGTATCCATTAAATGCGCAACAATTATTTTCTTTAATTGCTCCCGCCCGTCCTCTTCTATACGTATAATTTTACTTTCATCAGGAACAGTAGGTCCCATATAGGTAATTCCTATCTTTCCATCTACTGCTCTACTGGTCCTAGAATAAACACCTCGTCCAGCATCTATAGGCAACAATGATACAGTTCCATCTGGATTTCTCTTAATAAACAAATTGCCAGCATTCCTATCAGAGTTATTAATGACACCATCAAGTAACAACAACCTTACAATATCTGCAGGATCAACAGACCCTAGCAACTCTACATATTGAGCATCAGTTGGACTTGGAGGCAGCCCTCCATTAAATTCATCATTTAAGGGAACAATATCAGGCCCATGAATATTTTGAAGAGGCTCAATAATTACTGCATTTCGTATGTTGTTGATATCCCCTGCTGATATCACGGCACCAACTTCAAAACCAAGTGCGTTAGCCATTGCTGCACCCAACGCTTCATTAGTGCCACCATTTTCCTCAGTGTTCTCACCACCGCCAAAAGCTGGATGATCAAACGTAGCTCCACCATCTCCAACAGGGCTATACTTAGTAATATACTTTTTACCAGTTTCTTTATCTTCAAACAAAACAGTATTATTACCGCTTACAAGACCCGTTCTAAAGAAACGGCTATCATCGCCACGGTCCTCCGAAGAGTTTAAAACAAAGAAATCAAACAAAAAATCTTGCTTGATTTTATCAAGAGGCGTGTCACTAGGAATATCAGCTGGAGTCAAAGGATCATTAGGACCTGCAGTAGACGGGCCTGTTGTTCTTAACTGACCACGGTCTTGGAGAGTACTTGTATTCACAGTCCCTGTAAACACCACTGCACCATACGCATCCTTTTTAAACGCTCTACCAGTGGTAGGACTTTCAGTAACACTCTGCCTACCACTGAGTATCTTTGAAATTTCCGAGGCGGTTCTATCAGAAGGCAAAGGGGAATCAGGCGATGAAAGAGGATTAACTCCAGTTAGATCCCGATTCCCATACACAAGGAATGCTGAATCAGGCAAATCTAAAGGTAGATCAAGAATAGGATCATCAACAGTTCCTAAATTCTCAATTTCAATGTCTGGGTTTTGCTCAATTACTTGTTTCAACTTTGCAGAATCAAAAACATTCTGAGAGAAAAATACAAAAGCTGCAGTATTTTTTCCTTCACCACTTGGATCAAGTGTCCTAATATAGTCAACATGCTGTGGCCTGTTAACAGATGGGCCAAAATTAGCCATTGCTTTTATAGCCTTAGCCCTAGAAATATTCCCAGTTATTAAGGCTGCATGCTTTTCATCAGGAGTAGTATCAATACCTGCATCACGTTTAGTGAAAAATGCTATAGCCAAGTCAGCTACTTGATTCATCTCCCTGTCAAGCGAATCTAACGTAGCAGTGTCAGGAGTTATTACCCCTGCTCTAGCCCATGCTGCAGACCCGTCAAGACTTGCACCCATTGTCCACTTATCAACACCAAGTGCATCATAGAACAGCATAGCATTGTCATTCATTACCCTTGAAAGACCTGAACCTCGTGCATCCACTACTATAGGGTCACCATTGACAGGGGTAAAAGTTGCCTTACCCGCAAAAAATCCAGCATGAGTAGCTTCGCTGGTGCCTCCACTACTCGTAATTTGTCTCTTAAAATTACCTCTATTAAGAGCTGGCCCCTGAGTACGGGCCCCTTTAATAGCAAAATTATTTAACAAATCCTGACCTTCAGGAGAAAACGCCCCTAGCTCATTAACTTGTTCAAGAACATCGCTTGGAACCAAATAATGGGTGAATTCTCCATCAATAGTAATACTATAACCGCCAGACGCTGGAATCTTTGCTCCACCAGCATCATAAACTTCTGGCTTAGTAACTAACGTATACTGTTTTAATCCTTCTCCAAAATCTGCTTCAACAGTTTTGTTCAAGGGAATGTAAATTCCTGATAAACCAAAATTATCTTTAAAAGTTTTAATAGACTCATTATCTACTGTAGAAGGCTCTGGATCTACGCTTATACTTGGTCGAGGCGGCGTTATCCCAGTTGTAAGATCAGGAGGAGCCCACGGCGTTATACCACGCTCAATATCGCCACCCCAAATATTTACTGCTTGAGAAGCTACACGTGCTTCCGTTGCAGTATCTAGCTGGTTACGTGCATTATCAGCTGATTCTTCTCCCCATACATTTGGGACTTCAGCTTTACTAGCTACCCTACCCCTTGCTCTTGCTTTAGCAAAAGAATTCCTGATCCTCAAATTTCTCCTACTTCGTATACGTAGTTCTCTATCCACTTCCCCTGAAAAGTATGCAATATTACCATTAAAACGAAAAACGTTTGGGGCAATTTCGCCTCTAGCCTCGTATCCCTTAGGATTGCTAATTGGGGATGAAAGCGTACCCCGAAGTGATATAATCTCATCATTTAATTGCTTTATATGTTGTAAATTAAGTCTTTCTCCTTTGAGATTCTGCCTAAACCATTCTGCCATAGGGCCATCAAGCTCACCATTATGAAACTGTTCCTCTAATGCGTACAAGTCATCAATAAACTTTTTGGCTTTATCACTCATGGGGCCGAAAGAGGATGTGTCGGGTGCATCTGTCCATATTTCGTCACTATCATCAAAAACTGTAGATGATAAAAATTGAGTATCCCCTATTATGCCAAGATCCTTTAAAGTAATTCCATAAGCCTCAAGTCTAGCATAAATGGCTTCCAACATGTCATCGTCCAAAAAGTCATCTTCAATGACACCAGAATCAATACCAAACACTTCATCAGGAAAACCTGCACCAGTCTCCCCGTCAAATTCCCTTAGACTAAGTATGATACTACGTCGGCTTTCGTACCCTTCAAGCAAATATGCTAATGCCATTTTCTGCAGACCCTCTTTCACTTCTGATTCATCAGGAGTCCGTAAATCAATTCCCAAAAGCTCCAGTATCGGTGAATTATTAGGATCATCCCCAACAACTCCTCTTATTTGATCATTACGAAGTTTTATAGCAATTGCAATATCATCAGATATTGCAGGACGCAAAATATTTCTAGCCCTTTCAAGATCTCCTACTACCCATGCTTCAAGAGCCATATCAACCCTAGCTGTCATTGGTTCTGTCCGTTGGCTGACTCCAGAAATAGGATTTAGCAAATCCACAGTAAAAGCATTTGTACTCTTTTCAATTGGCCTACCATCAACACCTCGTCTATTAATGACGCCCAAGTCTTTCTGAAGGTTATCTATAACGCCAAGAGCATTTAGTAAATTATCACTAACCCCATCAGCGTCTAATTGCTCTAAAAGTATTTGTTTCATTCTAGGTAAGTCCCTTTGCGCGACACCTAATTCTGCAAGGGTTATGAACTGATAATTCTCAAAATCTCCCAGACTTAATGCAGCTATCGCCAGTTTTCTATCTATCTCTAATTCTAGATTCTTAAGTTGCCTAGTTAGTCTTTCTCTAGTCGCTGGCTGTATAAAAGGATCATCATTTAGCTCAGTGCCATATAAAAGGCGATCTATTTTTGCAGCAGCATCTCTAAGACCTTCAATTGACATATCTCCCATACTGCGTGGAGCTAAAGTAGCCGAAACATACTCTGGAAGTTCCGGTTGCCTAGCGTAAGGTGATCTTGTGACTAGGTTTCTGCCCGCCTCAGGTATTGCGATTTCTAGAAGAGCGTCTGTCAATGGAAGGTATCTGTCCGTCTGATACAGCCAAGAGTTACCAACTATATCTCTATCTACGTTAATTTCAAAAAACGCTTTATCCATTTTTCGCCTGTTAAGACGTTCCGCACCAGTTAAATCTCTTGAGGACATGCCTTTTAACCGCTCATATGCTGAATGAAACTCTTTTATTTCCTCATTTGTTAAAGTCGATAAGAATCCTGATATGTCTAATGATCTATGTGTTCTGATAGAACCAATTCCAAGATTTTCATTATCTTGACCAGTCATTCTTCTGATGTAAGTATCAAAAATATTTCCAGCTTCAGCAATTGATATAAGATTGCCAAGCCTTTCAGCGCCTAAAGTTCTTAAAGTTTCTGGCGCAATAGCTCTAGCCCAACCTGTATCTATAGGGTCTAAATCATCTAAGTCATCTAAGTCATCTCTGTACCTTATAGCGTCAAGAAGGCCTCTAAGAGAATGCACTCTTGGGTCTACTTGATGTGCAAACCCAAAATTAATACCAGTTCCCTCAATGTCATACGAGGAAGGAGATCCAATTTCTCTTATAGCACTCTCACCAATTAACTGATTTTCGTTGATCTCTAAAGCTAATTCATCAAGCATATTAGAAATTTTACTCAACCGTCGATAACGTATAGTATTTCGCTGCGTTTCTTCAGCTAGAATGCTTTTCATATTTAATCGCATTGTATCTAGCTCTTTGGAAGTCATCTTAGCATAAACTATTGTTCTTAGTTTATCAATAAGCTCCGCCTCAGGAAGTTGACCTAATCCAAAACGATTTTCAATATTGGGATTATGGGTTAGTATCTTTTCAGCGATACCGTCAGTTTCTTGCTCAAAAATATTAATAACATCCCTAGTGGTTTCTTCAACAGTTCTTCTAGCTATTTCCTCATTTACAAGTCTTTTAAAAATATCAAAATCCCTAAGAGGAGGATTACTGGTAAAACCAATATCCAAAGCAGCCATAGTAGTATCAGAAAAATCAATTTCACGAGTTTCCCCATCAGACATTACTAAAGAAAATACAGTGTTAGTAGGGTCCTCTAAAGCCCTTCTTTCAAAACCTTCAAGCTGATAAGCTAAGTTTAATATGTTTTGGCGATCTTCAGGATTACTAAAAGAAAGATCAGACTCTCTAACTAATTCAGATAGGATCGCTTGTGCAGGGGCAGACCCGCCTCTTTCCCTTACTCGAGTTGGAAGCAAGTTACCAGCAGAATTAGTAAAAAACAATTCTTCCAAAGCATCCGCTAAACTATTTAACTGCTCTGAATCTAACCGATTTAAATTTTCCTTTATCTTTGATTGCACTGTTGGATTATCTATATTAACGTTCTGGACGCTTAATAAACGATCAACAACTGAATCTTCACCACCCAAAATAATATCTAATAATTTTCTTTTATCGTCAGAAAGATTTACAGTTTCCCCATCCCTATCAATAAACTCTATATTTAAATCAAACGGCCTTAAGCTTTCAAATAGTGCTTGGGAATAAGGCACAGATCCAATATCCAGTTTCTCTTGGATTCTTTCACTAAATTGACTTTCTTTTCGGTATTTTGCAAGCAATGAACCTGCCAATAGTTTTTGATTAATCTTTTCAAAAGTATCTATATTAGACACTGAAGTAAACTCTTCATCGGTATTAGATGGTAGAAAACGAGTTATGTCGTCTTGCCACGCAAAAACAGACCCCTCTATGTCTATAAGGAAATTAATATAGTTATCTAACTCTTCCAAACTTAAATCAGAGTTTTCCAGTTTATCCGCTATTTCTGAAGGTTGAATATCAGGCGTATTTTCATACGGGTAAACATCTTTTTCTCCACCAAAAATAGCACGTGTTACCTTGAGAGCCGTCACAGAGTCTATCCTGCTAGATATATTACGAAAGTCATCATCTACGAGGTTATTGGTGTTGTCTATAGCGTCAAGTGCGGTATCGGTATCAGAAGGGATACCAAGCAATAGCCCCATCTTTCGTTTTAGAGAACTGTCTTGTTCCGGTCCCTCAAGAGCGGTGTTATACAAAGTAACACCTAGTTTCGTTAACAAATTATTGTATCTTGATTCACCAGTAAACGTCGGGTTAGCCTCCAACAGCCCTCGTTCTCCTAAAAGGTTCGTGCCATCTGAATCAAGGTATCTTTGAAATAGGGCGACACCTGTGTTTCCATTTATACTCTCCAGTACCCTTTCAGTGTTTTGACCAAGTTTTCTATGATTTGCATCTACCACTCTAGACAATACTTTAGCTACTTCATAAAAAGCTTCATCACCTATATCACGTTTTAGTTCAGAAAAATCACCATCAATCATCTTCTGAAGCGAATCCTGATCTTTAGCGTAACGATTCAAAAAGTCTAAAAGAAAATCTTCAGGAGTGTCGATTAGAAAAGTTCCTACAAGTTTACCTTTTAAATCATTTATTTCTTCTTGAGTGAATCCCGTATCTTGCCATTCTAATCCAAAGGTGTCTTGAAAGAGAGCATTATCTTTCCATGAGTTACGTAAGCTAAGTCCTTCGCCAATTGGATTTCTCCGAACGGCTCCAATACCAATATCACTTATACCTTCAGATACAAATTCTGGTCCTGAATTTGGGGTAGCAGTTCCAACTGATAGAAGTCTACGTGTTTCATTTAACAACTCAGGATCAAGTGCAAGTATCGAACTATTTAAAACCGTGCCATCTGCTTGCCTAAGCTGAGACATGATCGCTGGTAAGCTAAATGAGCCAAATCTTTCATCAAAGTCTGTCCTAAAATCTCTCACTTTACCGTCTTCTATAAAAAAGTTTTTAAGAATTTGACGTCCTACGGCTTTAGCAACATCCCGCTCATCCATATCATCGAAATAATCGCTAAATTCCCCTTCTGGTAGCCGAAGCTCAAAAATATCTTGAATCATAGCAGCTAAGCGTTCAGCGGTTCTGCTCTCAGCTGAGTCCCGTAAGCTGGTTGATCTGTTGTGATAACCATCTCCTTGAATCCGATCAGCATCTCCATCAACAAAAGAAGCTAACTCTGCCAAAATAGTTTGCCTAATAAGAGAATTAAAAATTTCTTCACGCCTATCACGCTCAGAAGAGTCAGGCGGAAGTCTTTTTATTTTTTCCCTCATTGCAAAAAGTCTAGGATAATCATTTGGACTTAGACTTGCTACAGAATCGACATCATCTATAGCAAACTGTATAGCATCTTGTAACAGAAAATTAAACCCAGAGTCATTTTCAAGTTTTCTCGCCTCTGCGAGTTCTCGTATGGCCTGTATTTTTTCAGGGCCATCAGGCATTGCAGCAATGCGTTCTATTTCTTCGACTGGAGCGTCGTTGGTCCCTAAATCAAGTATAACCCCCTCTGCAATATTATTAATTACAGGGGCTAACGGATTTCTTGTAGGAGGAGTGTCTGCATCAGCATCTTCAATATTAATTACTGGATTAGGTATCTCATTAACTGCGTCTGCTACTGGTTCAACAATGTCTCTGTCCGTGGACATTAAGCCGACTGTTGGATCTTCGGCAACATCTTCATATGAGAATGATTCATATCCTATTTCCGGACTGGATTGCCTAGAACCACCTCCTATGCCAAGTAGCCTATCAATATCAATTTGATCTTGTTTACGTTGCCTAGCATCTAGTTCTCGCTTGATGGCTTTGTCTAAATTAATAGTTGCTACATCCCCAACTTCACTATCAGTACGCTCCCCTAAATCACTACGAATAAACTTATACTTATTCTTAAGAAGTTCTCTATCAGCATCAGTAAAGTTATCTACCAATTCTTGAATTTCGCCACCTATTTCACTCAACCTAGCATAGTCACGCTCATCAGGTTCCAAAGCCATTATAAACTGAAACTCATTCAACAATCCCAAATATTCAGAGCGATCCACATCATCAATATCAAAGTCCTCAGCTGAAGTCAAAGCCTCTATTCTATTCAAACTCTCCACATATAAAGCAACTAAATCATCATCAGAAAGTTCTTTTAAAGCTTTCTCAGTTGAAGCATTAGTATTTCTGAATTCTTCATCAATCTCATCAATCCTGCCATAAATTCTTTCCAAAGCAGGACCAAACGGAACTCCAAAATCTGACCTAGCTCCCAAACGCTTAACGTTTTCTTCTATCTCAGTACCCGTAAATATATCTGCAAGTTCAGTATTCGTAGTCAAAATAGCAGACAAACTCGTAACTTCTTCACTTGGATTATCCAAAACGCTAAGTCTATTAGCAAAATCCCGCTCAGCTTCCCCCAAAAGCTGAATACCACTTTTATCAAGTTCAGGTATACGCTGCACATTCGCCAAATTACCGATGGCTTCCTCAACTGTAAACCCATCAGACTCCGCCCTAGCAATGTACCAAAGTAATTCTTTCTCAGACTTAGACCACGGCTTTCCTTGTGGATCTGAAAGAACTGAGGCTTTGTTTATCATCTTTCTTTGCTTAATTTCTTCTAAGAAGACATGGGCTTTAGCAATTTCAGGGTATCTCTCCATCAATCCTGCTTGACCAAATTCGCCTCCAGATAGAATAATATCTAGCTCTCTCTCGTCTATAGATTGCCCTAGTTCAAGTAAAGTCACATCATCAGTGTCATCTGCCAAAACATCTATAAAAAGATCACGGTCTTCGGGACTCATTTTAAAAGCTTCATCATGCAAGTCGAGTATGCGCTCAAACTCTGGAGTAAATGGGATACCGCCATCATCCCTAGGAAGTCTTTCATCATCACCCATACTTGGACGATCCAAAGAAAAAGATATTGGAGGCGGAGGTGGAGTAGGGGGTTCTTCCAGCATCGAATCTGCTAATGGATTAAATGGTGGAGGAGGAGAAGGCAAAGGCTCTCTAAACTCAGGCTCATCTACCTCTAGCTCAAAGTCAGAAGGAATATCGTACCTAAAGCGAGTACCATCAGGATTTAAAGCTATCGAACGTTTCCTATGTGTACTAAGCCTACCAACATGGTCAATATAAAGGCCAAGTTCTTCTCTTCTTCTCAAAAAAGGCGTACCAAAATTATGAGCATCTAGAAAATCTTGACGACTCTCATAATCGTCATACAACCCAGCATTTCGTTCATCAATATACTTAACCAACGAACTTAATTCAACAAAGTCCTTATACCTAGACATATTCAGTCTATGCGCATCAGAATCATCAGCAGATATAGCCAAAAAATCTAAAATATCTTCTTCAGTTATTTCCGACTCATCGTAATTCCTAGGTATTCTTCTACCCACACTATCTACACGCTCCCTCTCAGGAAGCAGCTGATCTATCCAAAAATTCTTTAACTCTGTGTGCTCTTGCTTAATTCTGTCATCTAACTCATTTCTATCACGAGAATGCATAGACAACGCACGCAGCTTCCTAGGCTTTCTTTTTCGGTCCTTTAATTCACCTTTTCGATTCCTCAAATTAAATTTTCTACGACGTAAACTTTGAGTATTATTTAAAGACCGCCTAGTGTACCTTCTAGTTCCATCAACAATTCCATATCGCTCAGGAGAATAATCTGGCCTCAAATAATCTGGCATACCCCTCTCGTCAACTCCAATGCCTTGACGATCAGGGAGAACAGAATTAATAAATACGGGCGGAGGAGCATCAGGAAGGGTTTCATCAACAGAATCTATGTCTCTAGGAGTAACAGGCCTAGTGTCTCTCCTTCTAGCACTAAGAGCATTTAACAAACTTCCATTTATGGCTTCAATCTGTCGCTGAACTTTACGGTTATCTCTTGCCTCACCAGAAGTCAAAGAAAGCCTTCCAGCTTCAGCTTTCATAGAGCGCTCAATAGCATCAACAATTTTAGTATATGTAGCGTCATCAATATTTTCAAAGTCAGGCATATTGATTAAACGTTGCAAATTGTTTACATCTTCAAAAAAGGAATCACCTTTTAAGACATCTCTATCTTCACGTGACATCCCTGACAACTGGGATAACTCCCCAATCGACCTACCTAGTATTCCTCTAGTTTCATACTGAGCGGCAACATCATCTAAATTCTTGGAAGAAGCCAATAAAGAATCTATAGCATTATCCAAATTATTTTTATAAATATCTGGTAAATCCCTAGACCTTTGCTCAGGTCGCTTAGGAAGCAGCCTGCCCCTTCTTCTAGTTGTATTAGTTATTGCCGCTTGTAATTTAGCAATAGAATCAACAACCGAATCAGCCAACCTATACCCACAATTAGTACCAAACCTATCAGTAAAGGTTCCACCCCGTCTAGTTCCGGGTGGGCACCTAAATCTGTTCGCCCCCGCATCAAAAATAGCAGCACTAGATGCACGACGCCCTACCCTAGCAAGCCGTCTAGGAGCACTTTGTTTCTGATCCAAATAATCACTAAAAAGAGAAGCCCTGAAATTTACTTCATCAAAATATGAGCTGTCTGCTTTTAAAGCTAAAGCAATCTCTTTAGTCGAATTTAACTGACTTTTTTTTTATGTGAATAATCGTACATATGTGTACGTCGGAAAGAAGGATCTAGCGCTTTCTTCCCATTCTCAACAACTTCGAAAACTGGTGAAGATTTTGGTCTACGGGGTGCAGACCTAGACAAGAAGGTTTCATAAACCCACCTAGGCACAACTTGTACTTTATCGCCAGACTGAACTCTAACAAGCTCACGCATCTCTTTCGTTACAGTCGCAAACTTTCCACCGGAAACCTCACCAAAGTCTAGTTTAAAACGCTCTTCAGTTATCTCTGAAAAGTTTCTTAAAAATGCTGTTGGATCAGGAATGTCCGCAGCCCTACTAACCGCAGATTGAATATTAGTTTTAAGGCTACCAAGCTCTTCAGGTGAAAGCTCTCCACCATCTCTATAAATTCTTATAGCCCCCACATCCGGAATAGCTACATAAATGTCCCTCAATCCAGTACTGAAAGCTTGAACAGCGTCCCTTCCAATGTTCTTCTCAGCTCTATCACGAATTAACAAAGAGCCATCAGCTAAATCATCAAACTCATCTAGTTTACCTAAAGCAGCAAATGAAACTGCAGGCTCAAGAATCAAACCATCACGGCGTATAATTCTAGAACCAAGCGATTCAGTATTATACGCAGTTAACAATAAATCTAGTGCCTGTTGCTGTCTAACAAAAGAATTCTTCTTTGGGGCAGGTTGAATTAGCGTAGCATTAGTAGCTGCGCTAATATTGAATCCTCTAGATTTTCCAACCTCAGGAAACATAGTGCGCATTCTAAATAATCTTGATAACGCCCCTAACAAATCTCCTGATGGAGATCCCGGACCTATTCTTGGGACAGATAATATTTGCGCACCACAAGTTGAGAACTGTGAATCAGTAAACGTTCCACCTTTCTCAAATCCCGGTGGACACCTAAACTTATTCCTAGCTCCCCTACCAGTGCCTCGAACCAACCTACGAATCCTTGACCTTGCACGGCCTCCGCCCGGAGTTAATGCTTCATAAACTTGGGATCGAGCAAAACGCCTAGGATTCCAAACGCTTATATCAGAAACATTTCCCGGAGCTATAGCAGTACCAACACCTTGTGCTGCTTGAAGCAACGGGTTAGAAGAACCAATAGTACCAACTCGTTTAACATCAATATTAGCAGGCAAACTATCCTGCATCTTATTAAACATAGCTGCCTTAAATTCAACAGCCGCCTGTCTTCCAGCAATCGGCTGATACAAGACACCGCCAAAATCTCTAGACTCTTTCAAAGCCATTTTATACTCAGATACTTCAAACGTATCAGAAACAAAGTCATCTGACTTTGCCTTACGAGCAGCTTTACGAATCTTTCGAGTTACTTTACGAGCCTTAGGCTTTTTCTTTTTACGCCCATGATGATTACCTTCATTAGGCCACTTACCAGTTACCTCATGGTGCAACCAAGCACAAATTCTTTGAGGAGGGTACAGTTTAGGCTTATCAGCTAGAATCACAACACAGCGCCTAAAGCCACCGGGTTTTTTCATTATGGGTCGCCAGTATTTTAGGAGATCTTCTAGATTTCCTCGCCTTGGTCCTCGACCTCTTAGAATGTCACCAGTGATGCGCTCTTGAGGAATACCAATAACTTCTGGTGCTTTTACAGACTGCTCGAAAGCTTTTTCTAGTTTTTCAAATGCTTCGAGTTCATCTTCAAAAATACTCATAAGGTATCCTGTTCATATTCGCTTGGAATAAACTCCAAAACATTTTCGTCTTCATCATATTGTATACGATTGTCTTCATCTACATGACCAAGAAACGCTTTTGCACCCAAGTTTAATAGCAAGTCATTAACCAGCCCTATGCGCATGTTTGCACGTTTAGAGTGCATCATTCCTCCAAAAACTGTCTAAAGACCTTCCTCTGATTTTAGTGCTTCAAATTCTGCTAACTGCTCTTCCAAAGACTTCTCATCTTCCATTCTACGTGGAGCAGGTGCAGGAGCGTCTCCGCCTCCGCCTGCAGCAGGGGCTGGAGCAGCAGCAGGGGCTGGAGCAGCAGCAGGTGCAGCTTCACCTTCTTCCCCTTCTTCTCCTTGCATCATTTCTGGTGGAAGCATATCTTCTAACCCTAGCTCTTTAGCACGCTTCATAATATGTGCTTTAGCAGCAGCTTGATCTTTTGCTCTTGGTAGTGCAACTATTGCATTTTCCAAATCAGCTTGATCAGCAATTGGGAATGAACCATCAGGTAGTGCATCTCCGTTTTCAGCCATTTGCTGTCGCTGTTCACGAGAGTACATACGCTTGATTGATAGCTCAGCTTCAAGTGCTTTTATTTCTTCTTCTTCGCTAAGCTCCGCTTCAGTCTCTAGTTCATACTCATCGTAACCTAGAACTTTACCGTTTACCGAAACAAAGAAATCATAGCTCTTTTCATCAGCTGCTTCAATCTCAACCACATAAACATCTTCATTACCAAAGACATCTACCATTACACTTGAAATAGAGCCTTCAATTTCTCTATCAGCAAGTTCTTTAATGGCAACATTTTCAGCATCTTGTCTGGAAATTATGTTTAGGTCTTCAGCAGATTTTTCATCCATGATAGAAGGATCTATAGTGAGCCATCCTAACTCTTCACCTTCGCCAGACATAAATACCTCAATGTACTTACCTGTGTCTTGCTTAATATCTACAACATAAATATCATCCAATGATGAATATCCTGAATTGATAACCTCAGAGTTTGCATATAGTGACTTAACTTGATTTTCTATGTCTGCAAGTCCGGGTAGGCCATCTACAGAAGCACAACCACCTTCACACATGTCACAAGGCTCATCCAGCATCTTTTTCTGTAAGCCACATAAGCACGCTGATTTCTCACCCTCAGCCATTGCTGCTTGATATGCTTCCATAGTTCCACATGGCATGAACATTCCATTGCTATGCTGGTGAGCGCCTTCACAGCCAAGCTGAGCTGCTCTTGCAACTGCTTGTGCTTCACTCTCAAACATGTCCTTGTCAGCCTCATCTTTTCTCTTCATTTTATCTTTGTCATGAGGTTTACCATAATGCTTTTTTCTGTCAGTGTTTATTTCTAGAGGGCTTCTACGGCGATATCGAGTCCCGTAACCTTTTCCGTCATTTTCTTCAAATACACCAACTTTTTCATAAGCATACTTAGCGTCTTCATCTAATCCATCAAAAGACTCTCTCATAAGAAGTTCGCCATTTTCCATCATTTCTTTATAACGAACATCAGATAGGAACAATACGGGCATGTCTGATTCTGATTCTTCTTCAGAGATTTGTTGCATAATGCTCATTGCTTTTGCGCTTATCTCTTTATCATCCGACTTTTCTTCGCCTTCATGATTATCTGATGAATCCTCTTCTTCTTCGACTTCAGCTTCATCTTCGCTATCAGCTTCTTCAACAACCTCATCAGATTCCTCCCCATCCTCTGATTCTTCAGCTTCTTCTTCTTCTTCAGCTGGGGCTTCTTCCGTAGTCTCTTCTACAGCTTCTTCCACAGCTTCTTCATCATCTGACTTGACCTCAACTTCTGCAAGCTGAGATTCAAGCTCTTCAAACTTTTGAAGTTCTGCCTCTATATTGTCACTCATTTTGTTTACTCCTAAAATCTTTCTCAGCTTATTTTACTCAACACCAGAATTGGTGTCAACATCTTTGGGTTTTGTTACCGATAAATCAGGGTCAAAGTCTAAAGTAGACAATGAGGTAGCTACCTTTTCAAGTAGTTCTTGATGATCCATTTTTGTTGAAAAATGAATATCAACCCCAGAGTCACTCTTGAACGAGAACACTGGAATATGGGCAACAGATTGCGTTACATCTAATGATTGCAATTCATCACACTTTACATGGAGAATGAACCCTGACTTTGCGCCTTTTTCTAACTCTAAAGAAGCAGGGGAATCAGCTAAATAACGCCCAACTCCTTCAATCAATTCTAGTGTAGAGTCTCGAAGTTCACCTGCTCCTCTAAGAGGAATCATTTCATTATACGCCATCATCAGCAATGCTAATGGATCTTTTAAGTAATCCGGCTTTTTCCTCATCCTCATTCCACATGATGGACAAGACCCTCCCATGTGGCCTTTATAGCCATCTTTAGCTTCCTCCACTTCGACACCTCCAAGATAATTATTGTGTGAATTTAAATTAGCGTTATCGTCGAAAGCTGCTAATGCTTTTCGGTATTCTTCAGGGGTTTCACATGGAAGATATCCTGCGCCTTCGGAGTGATAACCTTCACATCCAAATGTTTTTGCCCATGCAAGAGCAATATCTGGAGTAGCCCATGTGCCTTCGTCTGGTTCTGCATCTCTTATGCCTTCTGGCTCTTGTACGTTTTCTTTACGCATCATGTTTGCAGGAGGTTTTGCTTCATCTTCTTCAACTGGAACATAATTTGCTCTAACTCTGACTGGTTTCCCAATTTGGACTGATCCTTCAGTCATGTTAAAAGGAGCACGCCACATCATATTCGGTCCTGATTGGAATACAACCATTCCTTCATCAGAACTAATAATTTCTACTGGTTTACGCAATGCTTGAGAAATAGCTCTAGAAAGCATTGCAGACATTGATCCCATTTCCATTGAAGGTTTGTTCATGCCACCTTTTTCATCTTTAACTGATATAGTCCCTGTAAGTTGATTTGCGCCATGCAAAACTGGAGAAATCTCATATAGTTCAACTTCTTTTAAAACATTTGCTTGATTATTTGTATCAAAGTCAGCAGTTAGCGTTTTGTAACCTATTGACCACTCTTGTTCATTTCCGTAAAATGCTACGTTTGCAAAAGCTTCACGTCCTCTTTCAGTATTTAGATTAAACTGAACTTTTGCAAAAAGGCCCCCAATGCCAGCTTGTTTCATTTTGTTAGGTAGTCTTGGGTCAGATGCAGGAACTTCATATATTTCTAAAACTTTTCCTATTGGCTGATTCCAGTCATGGCCCCAAACTACTCGTGGTTTTCTTCTTTTTAGGGAGCCATTGAATGCTCCGCTCATAACTATGTCCCCAACAGAGTCTTTATTTCCTATTCCAGATACAAAACACTCTACGATTCCTTCAGCTTTGTCAATACCAATTTGACCTGATATTGCTTTAAACACAACATTGTCTTCAATTCGTCGTGCATCTTCCATATCAAAGATTGTTGCAGACATTTTTCTCCTAAAATAATTGAACTTCTTTAAGTATCCTATACCTTCAAACAAAGGCTAGTTTGACACATTATATAAACTCACTTTATATAATCTATCTTACAAATTTTAGAACGCATCTGCAGTTAATAGTTAGATTTGGTGATGCTAATGGATCTTTAGGGAACCTGATTGGGGCTCCATTCACATAAAATGCACTGTTAACAGGTACTTCTTCGCCATTTAGATCTAGATGTTGAATCCTAACCTTACCGTCTTTTCTAGAAACCCACTGCTTTTTTAGTGTAGGATCTCTCCTAAACATGCCCACACCTGCATCAAAAATACCCATATTATAGGCTCCAAGAACCCCTGTCTCAACTATAAGATTTTTTCTCTTATTTCTTAGTTTATTGAAAATCATTTTAATCAAAATAGCAGCTATGTATGCTTTATAAACAACGTCTGTATCTCCATTCGCTTCATCACCCGCAAAAGATGCCGCAGTCTGTAAAGCAGTAATGACTTCCTCTTGCGTAGTGCTATTGAAGTTGTTTACAACTGCTAAATTTTCTGATAGTGCCGCATCGGCTATTTCTTTATCTACTTTAGTGCCAACACCCTCTTCAATAGTGTCTTCCACTCCCTTAACATACGCCTTACTCATTTCATTTAATAATGGATTAGTCGATAATGTTAAGTCAGCTAAAGGTGCAACAGAAGAAAAGTCAGCGTCTTCACCAAGACCTAGCAACGCCAAAGTAGTTGGCGAGTTCAAGTTATTGACAACAATTGCTTCTTGACTATCAATAATGTTGTCTAAAATTTCACCAAAAGACTTTTCTAAAGATTCAACTCGATAAAGAGTCTTTTCTTCCCAAGTAGCTATATTCTTATCATCAAGATTCTTCATTAGAAAGCTCACTAGGTACTTGGGCGGCAGGTACTTCAACCTGCTGAGTTCCTTGTACGTTTGCTAAACCTTCTCCACTAGGTACTTGAGCCGCAGGCGCTTCAATTAACTGTGTGCCTTGTACCTGACCTAAAGGCACATATCTACCTGTTTCTGGATCAAATTCCCCAAGTTGTTGATTGCTTGCTGCTTGACCTTGCTGACCAAACGGAACTCCTGCTTCCAGAACATCTTCTGTGTCTTGATTCATTGGTTTTTCAGTATTAGCGATAGGTGTTTGATTTGGATTAGATAGTAGCGAATCAGCAATATCTGATTCTACTTTCTTTCGTCCAGCTGACTCTCTATATTCATTGACACTGATTAATCCTAGCTGAAATTCAGTTAGATTATGCTTTTCTCTTTCTTGACTAGCTAGAACAAGCACAGGTACGTTAGTTATGTCAAAATCAATAAAATTATCAGGATCAATTGCATCAAAAGACCTAGCTATCAAATCTAGATGAGGTGACATGGTTTCCATCCAAAAAACTTTACCTTCTTCCATAGCATTAGAGAAAGTCCTATTAGCAGAGTTACCTATAATTGATTCAGGCACACCAAACGCAGCTAGTATTTCTTCTTTGGTTATATTTCTCATTTGCACATATGCCGCATCTCTAGGACTTGCCGCTGTGTCTACAAAGTCGGCACCATCATCTGATGAAATAACACCAACTGAACCAGCACGCCCAATGTTTCCTTGAAAACGAGATCTTAGCTCATCTTTGTCTTGCTCGTCTATTTCACTTCTTATGACTAGCAATCCTCCGGGTCGTCCGTCATTTATCAAAAAGTTTCTATTGTAAATTTTAGCTAAGCTTTCAAGCTCTATTGCAACTCCTGCTGCTTCCATAGGAGTCATGGACAAGTAAGGGTCTAGCGGATGGGGGCGTCTTATCCAAATAACGTTCTGTGGTTTTATCGTTCTTTTCTCGTGAGCGCTTATCTTTACTTCAAACCCTTTTACAAACTTGTTAACATCAGGAATCGGTGAAGTGTTCTGTGGAGGCAGAAGATGTAACGCAATAGGCATCCCGCCTCTTCCTCTAACAATTTCAACAAACACCCCTCTACTGCTCATAAGAAGCTGAGATGATAATCGATATCTAAAAGCGAAAGCGTTTTCTCCATTATTAGCTGTGTTGTTAAAAAGTTTTAACAAATCATCTTCTTGAACTATCTCTCCAAAAGGACTGTTGTCTTTACGGAGAATCATAGGTAATCGTGCTTGATTAGACGATATAACGTCAATGCACCTAAATACCCATGTTACCTGAGATACACCCTCTTTATATGCCTTTACAATATCCCAACCATCATGGTAGCCTGATCCTTTTTGCAGAGAAGGGCTGTATGAAATTGGAGCACCTACTGAAATAGGCATGGCTTTTGACGCTGCGTTACGTAAAGCGTCTTCCAAAGATTTGTTAGAAGTGTTCCAAGCCATTTATTAATCTGCTCCTAAAAGGACTCCATATATTCCACAACACAAGCCACCACTTGCTAAACCCCACCCTAAACTTAGTATACTAATACCAACTAGGATTAGACCTATAGAAATTACCATTAAGGTATGGGCCGCAAATGTACGACTCAAAAATTTCTTCATAATAATACTTTACCGTTATTTTGCACAGGAGACAAGCAAATATGTCCACAGAAGCAGCGGATTGGCAAAAAATCAAAGAATACTTAGAACCTAAAGGGTCAAACTATTGGATAGAAGAGCCGTCTTTGACACAAAAAGTCTTTCTGAAGTCTGAAACAACAGAAGTTCTTTTTGGTGGTGCAGCAGGTGGGGGAAAGAGCTCAGCCTTACTTATGGCAGCTTTACAATATGTTGATATCCCAAATTATTCTGCTATTCTCTTTCGACGGACATATGCTGACTTAGCTTTGCCCGGAGCACTCATGGACAGGTTCAGAGAGTGGGTCAGTGAATACGATGACGTTCACTGGAACTCTAATATGTACACAGCCACATTTCCCAGCGGGGCAAGAATAACTTTCGGATACTTAAATAATGTAAATGACTATCTTCGATATAAAGGTTCAGAGTTTCAGTTTATTGGCATGGACGAAGTTACAGAAATTAGAGAAGCTGATTATAGGTATATGTTCTCTCGTTTACGTCGCCCTGCGAATGGTCCACTATCTACGGTTCCGCTTAGAATGCGTGCCGCAACAAACCCTGCTCCAAATTGGGTAAGGCAACGTTTTCTTGTCGAAGGTAAAGAACACGGACGAATATTTATACCGTCTAAACTAACAGACAATCCCGGAATTGACCCAGACTCATATCGTGCAGTACTGGCAGAACTAGACCCAATCGAACGTAAGAGGCTTGAGTTCGGTGACTGGTGGGCAACTACCTTAGGATCAATGTTCGACAGAACTAGCTTTATTACTTTAGAGCCAAACGAGATGCCAAGCTTTTCAAAAAATGCGTCACTAGTAAGATTCTGGGATTTAGCCGCAACTGAACCAACTCCGTCTAATCCAGATCCTGACTGGACAGTCGGCTGTCTCGCAGCTTTTGAAAATGGAATATTCTACATAATAGATATCAGACGAATAAGAGCTAAAGGTGATAAAATAGAAAGCTTTATACGGCAGACCGCAATAGAAGACGGTCCTGAGATACCTATACGAATGGAACAAGAACCCGGATCTGCTGGTAAAAACTTACTTGACCAATATGCACGTTACGTTCTTCAGGGATATGATTTTACTGGACAACGTGCTACAGGTGATAAACAAACAAGAGCAAAACCACTATCAGCCGCAGTAGCAAACGGAAATGTTCGATTATTAGAAGGAGCATGGAACACTGACTTTATTGACGAGATGTCTGCGTTTCCTGAAGCTAATGTTCATGACGACCAAGTGGATGCAGCAGTCCATGCTTTCAACCATTGCGCAGGGCTAGGTATGGGCCTAAGGCGCAAAATAGAAATTATAATCTAGTCTACTTCCATTTCTTGCATGAAGATTCTTTGAGCATCATAAAGCTTTTGCCGATATTCAGTTCGTTCAGGGTCTACTCTATCCTTAGACGCTTCTATTGCCGATAAGGCTGCAACAGCTACATCAAAAGGCAAAGTTATTGTGATATCTTTTTTATCGCCATCCATTAAAACAAAGTTTCTGTTTGCTTAAATCTTCCACTTTTAATTTGCTTTTGCCTATCAATGCACGCAGAATGCGCCCATGCTTCTGGCTCAGACATGAAGGCTAATGAGTTGCTACCGCCTTGTTCACGAATTTGTGCCCACCCCGAAACTTTTCTATAAGCGCCGACACTAATTTCAACGTAGTCATCACAATAGTAACACTTCTTTTTTTCTTTTGCCACTAAATCTCCTTTAAAAAGTTAAAAAGCTGTACTTTTAGTCTATGGCTAAAATTATCTATCTCTAAGCAGTGTTGCGCCGCTTCTGCATCTGGAATATTTCTGTGGAAGTCAATGTACTCGTTTAATGCATTTAAGAGCGCCCACTTTGTCTGACCAAACACACCTTTGTTATAATCTGTTCTAAACAACTCATTTATTTTCTCATGCACAGACTCTGCATGCTGTCTTTTCTTTTTAGTGTTTGCTTTATCCAAAGACCAAAATTTATTCAAAGTAAGAGTAACTTTATCATCTGTAATCTTAACTTGCAAATCTTGTAAAGCAGAAACTACCTCAGATGACCATTCTTCTCTCATATGTAAAACTTCTTGGGCTTCCTCCAACCTATCTTTAGCATTTGGAGTATGCCTCTTTTTCAAAACAAAGTCATGCTGTTTAGAGTCTATTCTGTAAACTGATTTGTTTTTGCGACGAACATCTAAATTGTAGTAACACACTGGCATGCTACCATCATGGGAAGTCATTACGACTACATACGAGTCTATATATTCAAGTACATCTCCGACTTGTAACGAGTGCCCTGAAGTTTTAATGCTAACGTAGAACTTTCTACCGTCATCTAAAACGCCACAGTTATGCAAAGATGTTGCACTAGAAGACTTTTCTACAATTGCTAAGGCTTTATCAACAATTAAGCTGTTGGGCAATATTTCATATCTACCTTTTACAACTTCCCAGTTATCTAAAAAATCTGTTTCTGGATTGATTCTTCCAGTAACGTATCGGTCTGGAACAGAAACAAAAGCTTCAAGGTTCTTATCATAAACTTGAACTGGATTCAAAACAACAATGTAGTCTGCTTTACTTTTTGATAGGATTTCTTCCTTAGTGAAAGACTCATTAATTGAAATTCCAAGAGAGTCCCATTGCTTTTGCTTGGGAGTCATACGTGATCTGGTAAACCTGTGCGTCTCTCTATATGAATTTCTTCACCAGTTTTTGACTCTATCGGCACCCATGCTTTTGAGTATGAGTACTTTTTAAGGTTTCTTGATTTCAAAAGGTTGCCTGTCTTCAAAATATCAAACTCTTCTGGTTCCATAATAAGCATATCTTGTATTTCAGTATCAGTATATTTTTCGGTCATTCTAATGAACTTCATAACTCTGGCTAAATACTTTCCAACCGAAATACTTCTATACCTATTTAACTGAATATGCAGTATCATGGCATCCACATCATCAACGTCTACAACTACAACTGGAACTTCTTTTATATTGTTTCTGTGTGCAAGCGCCCAACGATGGTAACCATCAATAATTGTGCCATCAGGTTTAATAGTCAAAGGATGCAACATCCCGTACTTTTTTATTGATTTGACTAAAACTTTTCTATCTGATCCGGGCACATGTCCGATTGTTTGCCACTTTGAAGGTTTTAAGTCAGATGTTTTTGCATAGTCCATAATTATAGAATATTCTAAATTTTGTAAAAAGTCAACTTTGGTCTTGTCTTCGGAGTCGATCTGATCTTGTTCTTGGCCCAATCGGAACAGGTGATCCCCAAATCTCAGAGATCATCAAAGTCCTAACACAACTTTCAATCGGATATCCGTATGGGTCTTTGGCTCTTGCTTGTTTGAATTGATGTGCAAATACCATAGCTCTTTTTTTCAAACCCGGAGTCATATACGTATTCTCAATGCATTCTCTCACTCCATCCCATCCATTTGAAGCATATGACATAATAGCTTTTTCAACATCGTACTCAGGCCAAAGACGTCGGTGTCCATCCATGTGTGGGAAAATTTCAATAATCCTGTCGTAAAACTCTGGCTCAGTTCTGATAACATCCGCTATTCTTCGTGCAGCAATAATGTGTACAGCCATACCAACTCTTTGATTAGCTCTACCTAAGTAAGCTAAATCATAATACTCTGAAAAAGTTCCATTATGCTCTTCAGTGACAAACTTCATAACATCATCGGTTCCCCAGTCATATATAGGTCTAGTTAGTCTTAATGGGATAGATTTAGATAATCCCTTAGGTCGAGTTATATAGTTCTCATGAAGTTTTTGCACAACAGTTCTGTAACGAAGCATTGACTCATTTGCTCTAATACCTAGAAGAAAAGCTACTCTTCCTGATTTGCCTTGCATCAGGTATTCATCCATTTTTCTAGAAATCGTTTTGGTCCGATCTTCACCAAAGTGTTCAGCAGTTATCGCATGTTTTGGTATGTCAGTAAACAGTCTTCCTTCTGACTCTCGCATTGCGCTCCAAGTTAATAAGAACTCTCTTTGTCCCAAGCAAAACAGTTCGCTAAACGTAGGCAAGCAATACCATTCCATATCAACCCAGTCATACTCACTCACTTCTTTAACAAACTTAGTCACAGAAGGGGCAACAAACTCTTCATCTCTGTACAAAACTTTAACAGGGCCTAGCCCTCTTTTCTCATGGATCTCTTTAGCTAAATACAACATCGCAGTTGAGTCTTTACCACCAGAAAAACAAACACATACAGTATCAAACGTGTCATAAATGTGCTCTAATCTTTTTCTGGAAGCATCAACACAGTTTATGTCTAAAAACATTCTTTTTCTTGGCATGCTTATTGATCCATATTTTGGTTGATAAAGTCAAGAATTTGCTCAGCAGAAGTGTCACCCGAGTATTTATCTGACGACTTAATGTGTCGTAAAAAGTCATACCATTCTCTTTGCTGATTTGTGTCTTCAAAAACTAACGTATATTGCACTGTTACTTTTTTATTAGACGTCACAGGCGTGACAGTGCTTCCTTGAGTCACTATATCCTCAGTACTTGATGTTGGATTAAAAGACTTTCCGCCTTCACCACTATCAGGAAGCTCATCTACAAACTTATGATCTGAATCATCTGGCTGTGGCGAAACAATTATTTGAGGTGCTTGCCATCCCTCATTACTGTCTAAAGCTCTAGACTCTTGTATGACAGAATTTTCAATAGCTGTAACAGCAAAATCATCCCAACCTAACAAATCAAAAAACTCAGGGTCAGCCTCTGAAACATCTGAAATAAGGTCATACAGGCTCTGCTTATCTATTTCCCCAAGTTCAGATATCCTATTATCTGCTAATGAAAATGCAATTGCGTCTTCCTCATTCAAGTCCACTATAGAAACAGCTATCTCATCCCAGCCTAATTCTTTAGCTGCTGCCAACTGATGATTTCCTGCTATAACCGTAACTTTCCCACTAAGATCTCTCACCGCTACAATTGGTTTTAGTTGCCCAAATTTATTGTAAGAAGCTTTGATAGCATCAACATCTCCAATTCGTGCATTGCCTTCTAACGGAGTAAGCGAGTTTATATCTACCGCTAAGTACCTTATCGCATCATCTATTTTGTCTATCATTAAAACTTCACCTGAGATCTAACATTAGCTGCAAGAGTTCGTAAAGCATCACAAGCAGTTCGTAGGGAATGCAACTTTTCTCTCTTGGCTTTTACTAAAGCTTCAGCAACTAATGTTTCGTAGTGCAACTCGCTTGTCTTGTAACCCGCCCAGCTTTCTTTTTGCTTTACTGCCCCTTCAGCAGCAAGATATTCTTTAAACCAATTCTTCTTGTATTCCGCTTCTTTTACAGCATGCTCTTTAACTAAAATTTCAAAGTCTTCAGTTTCTTTTTCCATCTGCTGGGTAATGCGTATAAGCTCTGTTTCTATTTCGACTGAGCTAATTGGTTTTGATCTATTAAACGAATCATTCATAACTATATTTTATTGATTATTTGACATCTCGTCAAGAATTGTTTGAAGCCTATCAACTTCAGAATCCCAGTTTACCTTGACACCTGCAACCCCTTTACTTAACAAATAGTCAAGATGCTCATTGCCAAGCTCTTGCTCTAACCACCTTGCCCACACCAAAGGATTTTTAGACTGCTTCCAATGACACGAAGCACAAAGAGCTAAAGCATTTAGCTCATCAGTTCTAGTGGCTGAAATACTCCGAGAAATAATATGTGCACACTGAATCTGCTTGCCTTCTCCTCTAGTTATCCCACACCAACGACAAGTAAAATTATCACGTGTTCTAACGACGAGACTATGCAACTTAGTTGCTTTAGCTTTCGCCTTCTTGCCATAGTTGGTAGGCATTACAAAGGAATGTTTTGATTCAATGGAAAGTACCAACCTCCTTGTTGGTGCTGTATTGCTGGCGAAGGCATATCAGGTCTATGATTAACGCCAGAGTAATGCAGAATTGCCGTCTCTCTCCACAAGTCAGGATCATTAGGAATTGAACCACGATGCATCAGCCTAGCATGCCAAAGCAAAACATCGCCTTTTTTAGCTAAGAACTTCTCAATCTCTAACTCACCTCTATTTAAGATGTCTTCAAACATGGGAGTAAGAAATCTCTCTGAATATTTCGGCCATAAAGGATCACGCCTCTCAGACTCCTCTAATCGAGCCAAAGTCTTGTCTTGCGTAATAATAGGTAAAACATGTGATCCACGAACATACTCAAACGGTCCAGAATCTTCATGAATGTCATCAAGCGCTACCCAGATTGCTAAATAGTGATCATAGTTTGAATCAGGATTCAGATAACCATCTTGGTGCCAATTCCTTTGAGTTGATTTCCACCCAGTTAGATTCAAATGCACCCCCATCGGTTCACCAATCAAAGAACGCATAACGTCTTGTAGTGGACCAAATGTTGAGATGTTCATCAAACTTGGCACTTGATAGTAGGCGCATTCTCCGGGATATCCTAAAGGCCTGTCATGGTTTACTCTGTTGTGTTGAATCCAATCAGCACGATATGCTTCAATCAGTGGCTCTGGTATGAAGTTATTTAGTATAACCACTCCATCTTTTCGCCAATCTTTTTGCATCTGTGACAACGTAGATTCATCCACGTCTTCTCTATCTAGTAACGGCAACAGGCCGTCAGGAATATTACCCGCTAAAGAATTCATTTCATCTAACAAGTCAGGATGATTTTTTAGTTTTTCACCTAAAAAAGTATTTAATCGTTTATTCATTTGTATTCTCTTTCAACCAAAAAGGTATTTCAGGAAGCCCATTTTTCCAACTATCTCTGATGCGCTCTGCTTCTAAATAGTGGCGATCAGAATTGCACCAACTTTCTAAGTGCAGTCCAACAAGTTCAGCCTGTTTTGGATTATCAGTGACCCTCCTGTGACATTTACGGCATATAGCTAATAAATTCTTCTTATCTAATATGCTACCATTTTGAGATCTATTTATAATCTCATGGACATCAACAGTTTGATTTACTTTAACAATTCCTGATTTGCCGTCATAAACGCTAAATATTATGCATGCCTCACAGGACTGATACTCATTAAGCATGTTTGAAACTATCTTACGCCTATCCACATACTTAGATTTCATTTTGTCAGATCTTGGTTTAAGTGGTGTGCGCTTAAGCTGTTTATTTCCTCGTTTTAAAGGAGTTCTTCTTAAAGGCTTACCTCTTTTCATCTTGCGGCTTTTACAAGTTTTTTAATAGTTGAAAATAAAAGTTTAGCCCCTTGAGCTGTATCAAAGCTTTTAACTTTTTTAAAATTATTATCAGATACTTCTTGCCTATACTCAGGGTCAACAAACTTTTTTAGTAGTGTTACATAGTCTTTAGGTGATTTAGCAATGACTCCAATTCCATGTTTTTCTGCTAACTCAATGTATTCTGGAGAAGCAGAGGCAACAAAAGGAACTCCTCCACACGCATATTCAATTCCTTTTATATATGACTTAGCATGATTAAAAGGTATGTCTGTCAAAGGAACTATGCCTGCATCAAAATTAAATCCTAAGTGTAACTGCTCAGGTGGTAAAAATGCACTCACAGAGACTTCAGAACCATTTGCACCAACTGCGCTTGAAAAGGTAGGAATGTGCGGACTTGAGATATGACCTGTATGGTGCCATGTTGCATATTCACTAATTTGTTGTGCATGCGGACGTAAAATTTCAAGATCACCACTTCTGTGAGAAGTAGATCCCATCCAACCAACTACAATTTTTTCAGTAGAATTTGTATGGACTCTTGAAGCGTATTTATTAGCTTCTACATGGTTCTTATGGATTAGCGTGTTTTCATTCCAAAGTTTCATCTTCTCATATAAGAAATCGGTAGAAGCTATGATACCATCACTAGCCTTTATAATATCTCGATACCAATCTGTGTTTTCTCTAGGGTTCCTAGAAGGTAACGATGCCTCATAAGCAGCATTTAACGGGCTTAGCCCCCAATACCAGTCATCAACATCTTGCAATATTATTTGACCTGAAGCTTTTGCTCGTATCAAATCAGTCAAAGCTTGCATATGCATGTACCTTTGCATGACAATAATATCACAATCAAAATGGTCTACACCATTCCAACAGTGTATCCCAAAAGTGCCAGTCATGTTATTTTGCGCTAAAATCCCACACTCCGCATCTACTCCTTGCTTTCTAAGATACTTCATGTACTGACCAATTCTAATATGCCCTGATCCGCCCATTACAGGGTGACCATACATATTAACCACACTTCTAGACCAATCATTTGATGCAAAACCTATTTTCATTAGAATTTCCATTCTCCATCGAGTGCCGCATACAAGTAATCGTCACCTTCAGAATTAACTATACCTTTATCTTTGTTCCAATCACGATGAGCTATAATCGCTTGGCGTAAAAAATCGATTAGCTTCCCATCTTCATTTGTTTCAGATCCTATGCCAATAAGCCTGTCTACTTCTGCTAACTTCTTTTCGGCGTGGAATCTAAAGCGATTTGCTTTTGTGCGTTGCTCATCTAGCCCAGTAGCAGGGTCAATTTCGAATCCAGAGTATGTGCTTCGTAAAGCATGAATCTCATTGTCTAGCTCTTTAATTTTATGTGACACTGTTTGTACAATTACCAGCAGAGCATCTCGCCATTCCTCTTTATGAGATTTTAAAAACTCTCTATCTGTTTCAGAAGATTTATTTTTTATATCTTCTGATACAATTATTTCAAAGTCTTTCATAGATGCCATTACTTCCTCCATGCAGGGCATATTTTCTGATAGTTGCACCAGTTACACAAAGGGCCTGTCCTAGTCTCAAACTCACCAGACTCGCAACTAACTTTTAGCTGATCCCATGTATCCGTAACTTCTTTTGTCACAGCGTCTTTCATCTCTTCAGAAATGTCATACCGTGCAAAACTTCCTGATTTTAAGTATAGCAACTCACCCCTGTCAATATTAAGACCAGTTTCTTTTTCAAGAAGAATGCAATAAATTGAAATTTGCATTTTCTTTTCCCACTCATATTGAGGTCTTGGCTTTTTGCCTGTCTTGTAATCTGAAATTATTAACTTGTTGTCATCTGACAGCGACCATCTATCAATAATTCCAAAAATAGGAACCCCATTAATGTCCCCGTCCATCTTGGCTTCAATCCCTTCAGCTTCAAAAGAAGTAGGGTCTTCCATTATGAAATAATTTTCAACACACCACCATGCTTTCCACCTAAACTCATTTTCAGTGGAATCTTTTTTAGGTAGATCATGGTACTCTTTAGACCATTTATCATTCCAAAGACCTTTAGCTATTTTTCTAGCATTCTGCTCAGTGCGCTCATCAGCGTCTAGCTTAAAAAGATCTTCTAATATTTCATGCACAAATGAACCTAAAATCTGTGGCTCTGTAGAAGGCTCAGGTATTTTATCTAGTTTTGCATACTTATACCTCATTGGGCATTGATTAAATGTTCCTATAGAGCTTGGCGATAAGTATTTTGGCAGAGCGTATGGAACTGGCTCCATCGGTAAGCTGTCTTGCATATCAACTACTTTAGATTATTTTTTACAAATGACAACATTTCTGAAAGCAAAGCATTGCTTATATTGCTTTGCTCAAACTCAAGATTATTAGAAATCTTATCCCAATAGTCTTTGGCCTCTGACCTCTTATCAGGCTCTAAAGAGTTTAGTAGCTCTCGCAACTTTTCAAAATGCTCATTCGAAATAGCGCTTTGAGCTTGCTCTTCATATGCTTCTAAATTCATAGACTCTTCAGATCTAGCTAAATAAAGGCCCACTCCAAAATGCTGTGCAGCTTTCTTTAACGCATCTGAAACTGCCCCTTTCATTTCATCGCCTAAGTCTAAGATGTCTCCATTTCGAGTTCGTTTTATTTTCTGACCACCTATACCATCTTTAGTTATGACAATAGAAGGTGCATCATCAGTTGGAACAAAGGTAGCCGTAAGACGAACATGGGCAACTACAAAATCAGGATCAAGATCATCCCTATAACAGCTAACAATCTCATAGGACCACATATCTACGCCTAAAACTTTATTCAAACGTGTAATAACTTCACTAACTGGAATGTAAGTTAAACTAGCGCCTCCCTTTTTGAGTTGCTTCTCAACTTCACTTGGGAAAGGCTCCGACAGAGCATTTAAAATATTCATTCTGATCTCCTAATAACTACGCTCTTTTTTGGAGCACTAACTTCACAATATTCATCTGCATCAATAGCAATCTTTTTAAGCTCAGTAACCTTCCAATATGAAACGCCCATAAAGCCTACCATCTCCTGCATCATTTCTTCAGCAGATTTAGTTACTTCTCCAGTGTCAATATCAACGCTTCGTTGAACAATTCTTCTGCTTACATCTGCAGCAAGATCCTTGTGCGCCCATGTCTTCCTAGAAGAGCCATTCTTAATTTCAACTGTCGCTCCATTAACTTGGACAGGTTGAGTGACTAAGCCAACATTAGAGGAAACTATATCTTGATATTCAGAATAGATATCGCTTATTTTTTTCTTCAAAGAGTGCAAATCAGCAATTCTTTGTAAGAACTCTTCATCTTCCAAAGGAACTTCTTTTAATGTTGCGGCTCCAGACTCTTCAAATATGCAAGTTTCAAGATCTTCTAACTTGCCAGAAATCTCATTTATAAGATCTGGAACAGTATCATCTTTTTTATTCATTTTACCTCATAGTAAATAGTAGTTAGTAATAGAGTATCCGAAAGTGACAGAAAAGTCAAGAATCTAAAATTTCAGAAATACTCTCATCAATAGACGCTGACCTAAAACTTTCTATTTTACCTTTCGGAGAAGAAATCAAACTTTTAAGTATCTTGCTAAGATTATCGCTCATAGCGTCAATAGCTTTTTCTCTAAAGTCTGGATGGTCTTCAATATCGTCTATCTGGCACATATCAGTGTCAACTGTAGACTGCATATCTTTTAAAACATCATTCATAATTATTTCGTTAAAGTGATGATGCAAATATTGATATGACAATCCAACCAAAACAGCACTCTCATCCCAAAGCAGTAATTTATAGGGCTCTGGTCCAAGAGCATCATTGTCACACACAATAAACGTAACCTTCACTCCATTTTTATTCATAACTGCTAAGACATCATTATCTAAAAAGTCTACTTCTTCATTCTTACTCATATGTCTTAACCAATCTTTCTAGCTGTGGGCCCGTCTTTCCACCCCATACTCCTATTTTAAGATTTTCTGATACAGCAAACTGTAAACAATCATTAACACTTGGACAAAAATCGACACACACTTGGCATGCTTTCTTTCTATCTGAAGGATGACTTGAAAAAAACAATTCATTTTGCCCTGAACATGGCGCATCCTCAAACCAACTAGGCATTTTTAAATTAAGCATGCCCATATGATAAAAAAGATTTGTCAAGAAAACAAATGGAAAATATGGCTTGACACTATTCGCTTGTAATTATAAAGTAACATGCAACAAGACAGGAGAGAAATTTTTAAAGCCTTCCGAGAAATCTCGATGACATAAAGGCTTGCTTGGACACTGGTGGGAAACACGTTACGCAACTGGTGATATAAACGGGCACGCCTACCCAAAGAGTGAAGATTTGAATCGCACGATACACTGGATCAAAGTGCTAGGCAGCACTCCAGTCACTGCACGGAGAACATTAGGACTTGAGGAGTAGGTTCGGAACTAGCAAAAGCCCAAGCGGTTCCGGCACACGGGCTACCAGAGCCAAATCTGGGGAGTGTTGCGTCGCTGAAAAAATAGGCGGCGTTGGAGTTGAAGAGCAAGTAGATCGTATTTTCATTACAGGATCAGCCTAGTGCCGTTCGTAGGGTATCGCCTAATACCACACGAATGGGTAGGTAGTCTTTGCCAAAAACAAGTCAGGGCTATAGAATAAATCGTATGCAAACAAAAGAAGAGCTAGAAGAGTGGTACGGAACATCCGACCCTTGGGATTACCAAACCAACTCAGACGATATCTACCGAAAAAAATTCTACCTGACAGTTCTGGAAGATGTAGGCCCCGCATTTGCTCAAGCATTGGATATCGGAGCTGGAGAAGGGTGGATCACAAAAGACCTACCCAGCGACACAAAGCATGCTTTCGAGATTAGCGACGAAGCCGCAGGCAGACTTCCAGAAGGAGTCGAGCGAGTCCAACAGATAACGCACAAGTACGACCTAGTGCTTGCAACCGGAGTCCTATACGAACAATACGATCATGCGCTTGTAAATCGAATAATTCATGGAGCGTCATCTCAAACTCACGGGACCAAGATCATGATTGCGGGTATAAAAGGCTGGCTTAAGCCTTACGGATTCGGTAGACGAATAAGACATTTTGAGATACCCTACAGAGAGTACACACATGTGGTTGACGTATGGGAGTACGCATGAGGTTAGCACACAACATAGGAAATGAAGATCATTCAAACTACCACACCCGTGAGCAAATCCTTGCCTGTAATGAGCCAATTGGGTTCGATGGGGTGTACTCGAATGTGTACGAAAATCAAGATGTTCTAGAGGGCAAGTCAGGAATCATGTTTGTCATGGGTGATTATATGGGCAAAGACAACGAGTTTGACTTAGAAAACGTACCCAAACTAGAAACATTCTGCACGCTCTTGCAAGTGAAGCAACTCTGCTTTACCTACAATTTTGAAATAGGATGGCACACTTGGTCGCATAGAAACTTGACTGAACTTTCAGATAAAGAAGTGCTACAAGAAATTACAGCACCCTTCCCTACAAAATATTTAAGGTATCCATATGGTGAGTACGATGATAGAGTTGTAAGCCTAGTTAAAGAAGCAGGCTACGAAAAAGCATACGCAGTTACTCAGGGAGAACAAGATGAATTTGCCCCTGACGCCAGATACAAAATATACAGTGATTATGTCCCTTTCATCTAGTAAAGAAGTATTCTTAGAAAAAGGGGTGGTAGTCATTCCTGCGGTTTTCACAGAAAAAGAATGTGATTTGATGAAAGCTGCCGCCTACTCAGTTACAGACGAAGATATAACTAGCGCAGGATATCCGCATGTTCCAAGCGAAAAAGCCTACAATAAGAAATCCTTAATCTTCTACCCTGCATTAGCTAACGATTATTTGAACGTGATTAGAACTGACCCAAGAATGCTACATATTGTTAGCACATTTTTAGGACCTAATGTAAGACAAATAAACAATCAAGTGTATTTTAGAGAAGCAGAAGATATTGATACATTTGCTTGGCACCGAGATACAATTTTCAGAGAAAGCTCTCAATTCAAAGATACTGTCGAGACAGATTACCTACAAACAATAATAGCGATAGACAATATTACGGATGAAAACGGAGCCGTGGAATTTATTGAGGGATCGCACAAATGGGATACTTTTGATGCGCCTGATAACCTTAGAAAGTTTGAGCGAAATGAACTATTTGGGAAAAAGCACATAGCGCTAAAAGGCGATGTTATGATTTGGTCAGTTATGATTGTACACGGAAGTGAAGCAAATACTTCTGATCAATCTCGCATGACATACATGAATGGCTTTTGTAAATCGGATAGCGTACTAGACTACCCTGACTACTTAGTAGACGGACGGTTAGTTCCAAATATTGATCCAAACAGGATACCGTAATGCTAACAGTTGTAGTCGCATCATACTATTACGGGCACCTTGCTTCACACTGTATTGAAAGCTTACTATCACAAACTGTACACCCAGAAAAAATACTTTTTGTTGACGACGGTGTTGGAGATTGTGCTCACCTTCCAAAAATTTATCCAGAAGTTGAATACACCCTTAGAAAGAAAAACTTAGGCACAGTGGATAACTTTCAAGATATGCTTATGAAAGTTGAAACCGAATACACGATGTTCCTTGGGGCAGACAACTGGCTAAGATCAGACGCAGTTGAAACCTTGCTAAAACAAGACACTGACATAGTGACGTATCATGTAATGGTTACAGGAGAACATAAAATGGGGCATAGAGACGCTAAGGAAGAAAATATAGTTGACGGCGATGTTTACTGGCAATGGGATGGGCACCATGGATCAATGATGTACAGAACTGCCCTTGGACAAAAAGCAGGATACAAGCGACACGAAGATTTTCAAGAAGGTGACGCAGCATGCGAAGACTGGGCACTATGGGACAAAATGTTAGAACTAGGAGCAACGGTTTCACACATAGAAGAGCCGTTACTATATTACAGGCGTCATAGAGAAAACTTTATAGACTGTAAAGTCACTGATTAGAAATTCTTTTTACCTGCTGAGCATCTAAAAACACAGTTGCCGTACCCCATGCGAAGTCAACCTGCTCTATCTGCACATCAAAATGAGATGCAATCGCTGCTCGTATTTTTAACTCCGACAATGGGTCAAGCTCCTCGCCTAGGTCAACAGGTATGGTAGCGATTTCAGTCGAAACAGGATTTAAACACGCCTTACAGGATAGCTTTGTTTCATTAATTTTAGGCTTGCGTTGAGAGTCCAAAGAATGCCCACACTCTAACTGTAAGTGCCACTTTGTATTTCCATATGTGCCAATTTTAACTGCTTCAGTGACAAGTTTTCTCGGCCCTTTTTTGTCCATAAAGTTATTGTATTTAAGCCCTTGACCCATTGCAAGGGAAACCATACAATAAACCTATGAATAAAGATCAATTACTTAGTGATGCACTAAATCAAATAGAAAAAGAATTTGGCACAGGAACTGTCATGCGATTAGGTGATGCCAGTTCAATGGAAATAGAAACAATATCCACAGGATCAATTGCGCTTGATATTGCGCTTGGAGTTGGCGGATTACCTAAAGGCCGTGTATGTGAAATATATGGTCCGGAGTCATCTGGAAAAACAACGTTAGCTTTGCATGTAGTTGCTGAAGCACAAAAACTTGGTGGATCTTGCGCATTTATTGACGCAGAACACGCACTAGACCCTGTATACGCTAAGGCTATTGGGTGTGACGTAGAAAACTTGCTAGTAAGTCAGCCGGACACTGGGGAACAAGCACTGACTATTACTAACAAACTTATTGAATCCGGTGCAATCGATGTTATCGTTGTAGACTCTGTTGCTGCCCTAACACCTGCAAAAGAAATTGAAGGTGAGATGGGTGACAGTTTCGTGGGGCTTCACGCAAGGCTGATGTCCCAAGCCATGCGCAAGATAGTGGCTAACCTAAACAACTCTAAGACGATCCTTATAATGATTAATCAAATTAGAGAAAAGATCGGTGTCATGTTTGGTTCACCTGAGACAACAACAGGTGGGCGTGCTTTGAAGTTTTACTCATCTGTTCGATTAGACATTCGACGAATAGAAACACTTAAAGCAGAGGGCGAAGCTTCAGGAAACAAAACAAGAGTTAAAGTTGTGAAGAACAAAGTTGCCCCTCCGTTTAGACAAGCAGAGTTTGAAATAACCTATGGAGAAGGAATTAGTAGAACTGGAGACATTGTTGATATCGGCGCATCATTAGGAATACTCGATAAAAAGGGTGCTTGGTATGCTTACAACGGTGAAAATATTGGTCAAGGAAGAGTGAACACAAAAGCTTTTCTTGATGAAAATGTTGATATTAGAGAAGAAATAGCAGATAAGATATATGCCTCGATTTGACATCTGGTAACATATAGTGTAATCTCGTAATATCAACCAAGGGGATTACACCATGAAAAATAAAAAAATAACCAGAAGAAAAAAATCATCAAAAGTTAGAGAAGAATGGGCGCACCTTCCTGTAGAAAAGCGACCTGTAATTTTAGACGAACTCAAAGTAAAGGGATTCAGATATCCTTTAGAACGAAACAGAGTTTTTAAAGTCAATGCCAACAAGCGTCATGCTGGTAGGGGCTGGTGGAAGTGCAAACGAATAATTCAATGGCCCGAT